CTAGCATAGTTAATTCATTTGCTGATGCTCCAGAGTTAACCATTAAATTATATTTTGTACCTAGCCATTCTCCCCAAGCATTTTCAAATTCAACCACTTTAGGTCCGTTTGTTAATTTAGGTATTTGGTCTTGACTTAAAAATTCAATTAATGAATTAATATCTTGTTTGTCAATATTATCACTCATTAAAGGTAAATAGAAATTACTCATATGTTGTATTTTATTTTTCTCCGTAATAATCACCCCATTCAACTAAGATAGTAGGGCGGTTGTCTGTTCTTTCGTAAGCATATTTAAATGATTCAAATATCTGATATGGCTCATCTAATCTAATTATATCTACAAAGTCACACATTGATCTAAATCCACCCGTAAAATCAGCAATATGTTGATGTTGAGGATGAAGAGGACGTTGTGCTCCAATAGATGTTCTAATAATTACTCTAGGTTTATACCCACCATCAGACATAATTTTAATTTTGTCTAAATGATTTACAAGCTGATTAGCTGCTAGTAATAAAAAATTCCATCTAGGGTAAATAGAAATAGGTACAGTACCATTTAATGCCATTCCTAAAGTCATACCCATTTGCATATCTTCATTAACTGGCATTTCAAGTAATTTGCTCTTATTTACATCTTTAAGTGTATTAGTCATAGCAGTACCAGCATATTCTACAGCTTGTCCTAAAAATAGTGTATCTGGTTTTTCATTGAGCCAGTCCATTGAGCGTTTTAGCTCATCAAAATATTTCATATATTAAAATTGAATTCGTTTACCTGCACCAGCGTGAGGATATTTTGTTTCGTATTTGTAATAGATAATTTTTTTAGTTTCATTAGCGAAATATAATTCACTATTCCAAACTGCTTTAGTATCAGTACAAACAGATTTACCATTATCTTCAATTACATATGTGATTGGTAAATCATGATTTACTGCATATTTCCAATTTTCAAAGAAAGTACCTGTTTCTGAAGTCATTTCTCCAACGAAACACCATACGTGATTAGTACCGCCTTTACGTTTAATATCTAATGCTGTGCCTGTTGCAATAGGAATATTACCTGTTACTATAGCTGAAGAGTAAATATTATACTCAGGGTAGCAGAGAGTAATAGATTTACCGCTTAAAATATCTTGTTTGATTTGTTCTTGTGGAACGCCTTTAAGCAGACATTGATAATGTGATCTCCAAGTACAGAATACCCAATCTTCAGGTTGTACTTTTTGAAATATATTAATCATCTGATCTTCATTTCCATAATATAAATGAACTGGGGCTTTGATCATAGCATTATTGAAACATTCTGCTATGTCATCTTCAAAAGCAATTAATTGTTCTTTTGTCATTATTCAAGAATTTTTCTTTTTAATTTAACTTTAAGCATTTCATTAATATTATCAACCGCTACTTGTCCAAATTTTGCTTTTACTTTTTCCTGGAATGGAGCATATGAATGATATTCATCAAACGCTTTATCTCTAAATGCTAGTACTTCAGCGGATGTTAAGGTATTTGTTGGTAGGGATAATGTATCATATCCATGAAACGAATAACCTTCATACGTAGTTGGTAATGGAGTACCATTTATAATAGCATTTTTATATAACTGACTTCCTGGTAGTGCCATTGCTGCATATGCATTCCATCCAAATGTACATAATTCTTTTGACAATTCTAAAGTTTTCTGCATACTTTCTTGAGTATCACCTGGTAATCCAAAAATATAATTAGCCATTACTTCAATATTAGCAGCATGTACTTGTTCTATTACTTTATCAATATCTACATCTTCAAATTTACCTTTAGATACTTCTAATCTTACATTTTTATCTCCACTTTCAATACCTAAAGCTAACCATTTAATACCAGCTGAACGTACTAGTTCTAGTAATTCAGGTCGCTTTACTGTATCCACTCTTGAATAAGCCCACATTCTTAGTTTATCACCGTAACCTCTATCTCTTAACATTTCACATAGTGGAACATAATATTTTCTATTCAATAAGAATAATTCATCTGTAATTTTAATAGTATAAACTCCTAATTCAATTAACTTATCAAATTCTTTAATAATAAACTCAGGAGACCAATAACGCATAGCACTATAGTTACCAGCAACTCCAATTTCTTCGTCATCATTTCTGTTTATGATGTTAATCATACAGAATTCACAACCAAATTGACATCCTAAAGATGTTTGAATTGCTGCGTATGGTGATCTTTTATCTTGATCATATTCAGCATGCCACATAGGTGCTCTGTATAAATCAAGTGGTTTTTCTTTGCTAGGTAATAGATCCCAAGCATACCCTGGAAGATCAATATCCATTCTTTCGTTTGGTACTACTTTTTCAGCAGGATTCATTTTAGGTATTCCGTCTTTTCTCCAAACAATACCTTTAATATGATCTAAATTAGTAATATCAATTATTTCTTGAGCTAATACGTTTCTTAATGCATATACTCCTTCATTTATAAATGCAAAATCAATTGATGGTTCTTCTTTAAGTGCTTTAATAGGAACTGCTTGAACGTATGAACCTACATAAGCAATTGGTATTGTAATACCTACTTCTTTAATATAATTAGAAGTATAAGTAGCACCACTCATATTTACAGTACCTGAATTTACATTTTGTCCGTATACTACGAAACATATTAAGCGTGGGTTTAATAGTTTAATTCTATCCACTACTTCACTATTTTCTAATTGCTCAGCGTTAATATCGATAAGACTTACTTTATGTCCTATTGAACGACATGATTCTGCTAGTAGCAATGCCCAGGTAGGGGGTTCAATTGCTGCATAATTACTAGCTAAATTTTGGTATATGCCACTAGCATTACCTGGTGTTATAAATAAAACATCTATCATATTGTAAATTGATATTTAATATTATTGTAGTTAAATTCGTCCTCTGAAAGGTATATAGCTTTTTTAAGGAAGCCAAGTAATTTTTGAGGTTCAATGTGATTTTCATTATCATCATACATTGATTCATCGTGCATTAAAAGACCTTTATGTTCTTCGTATCCAAACCCACTTGCCTTAGCTTCATCATTTAATAATCTCTCTTCAGCTGTTATTTTAGATTTAAATAGGTGTTTCCAAGCAAGGTTATTATTGTATGCAATTTCACCTATAAAACCAACACTATGACCATCAGCAAACCCAATATGTTTTAACATAATATCTTTATTATGTACAATATATTTTTTACTTAAAGCCGCTGCTAAGAAACTGTATGTTGTTTCAGTACAGTGAGTAGCAAATATGTCTGGGATTATTTGGTGGTTAAATTGTTTATATATTTCTTTATCAAATAAGATAACATGCATATTTGCTGTACGGCCTATATTAATTGAAAAATGATCTGTTTCTAATAATTTATCTAATTCATTCCAACAATCAGCATACCAACCATCTAATCCATGGTCATTATCTACTAAAGCATAAGTCATAGCACTGTTACTATTTTCATGTAAATAAGCTAATTTGCTTATTACTTTATCATCAGTACCAAATTTAACATCTGATGCTACGTAAAGATAACCATCATATTCTCCAAATTGTTCAGTGCAAACTTGTGCTGTGTGGTTGAATGTTGCATTAACTGGTAATAAGTCTTCTATCCAATTAAAACAAATATTACTATACTTGTCTTTAAGTTTTTGAAGTTCATTTTTACTTTTGTCTGAAACGATACAACCAGAAACAGCCACAGTAAAGTTAGGGTGGTCTTGATTTAAAATGTCTTTAAGGTGGTTAGACCACATTTCTAAATTATCAAATTTTAAACCACAAATGTTATATACTACTAATATTTTCATTATAGATTTGTAAAGTCTTTATTTTTAAATTTAGTGATTAATTGATATCCTTTTATTAATTCTTGAATACCGTCTTCTAAACTGAATTGAGGAGTCCATCCAAATGATTCTAATTTAGCATTTGAAACTATATAATTTCTCTGATCGAAGTCTTGTTTGAAATTATTTTCAACAATAACTAAATCTGGAATGTATTTCTGGATTGTTTCTGCTAATTCTAGTTTTGTGCAATTAGCTGATGTTAATCCAACATTAAATGCATTATTATTGCATTTTTCATAATTTTCAATCATAAATAAGAATGTATTAGCGATATCTCTGATATGAATGTAATTGCGGATGAAATGAGATTCAAATAACACTAAATAACCATCAGTTACTGCTTTATAAACAAAGTCATTTACTAATAAATCCATTCTCATTCTATATGACATACCAAATACTGTTGCTAAGCGCAAGGCAATACCATTACCTGATTCTAATACTACTTTCTCAGCATCACATTTTGTTTCAGCATATAGAGATAATGGTTTAAATGGAGAATCTTCAGTAATGATTTCAGTTGATGAACCATACTGGCTATTAGTGTTTGGAATTAATACCATTTGATTCTTATTAATCCACTCTGTAATATTTTTTACTTGTAAATAGTTTACTTTAACTGTTAGTTCAGGTTGTGCTTTACAAGCAGGCATACCTACAATAGCAGCTAACGGGATAATTACATCATGTGATTCCACTAATGGTCTAAGAACAGCATTGTCCGTTACGTCTCCTAAAACAAAATTAAAATTAGGATTATAAACAAAAGGAGCTACTGATGTTTGTTTATAGATTAGGTTATCTAAGACTGTAACTTTATAACCTTTGTTGATTAGTACTTCTGTTAGAACAGAACCTAGGTAGCCAGCGCCACCTGTTATCAAAACTGTTTTCATGTTTAATTATTATTTGATGTAAATATATACTTGTTTATTATAAATTGTTAATTTTAATTATTTCTTTAAAAAACTCCTCTAATTTATCTTTAATTCTATGATGCTTAACCATTTCACAGTTATATTCTATATGTGGTAGCATGTCATAATACTTTTCAGGTGTTAATGAATTAACTAAAGAAATAAGTTCAGGTATAGTGTTAAATCTTAAAATACCTTTTTCATCATAACCTAAATCTCCTAAATTAGGACAACCCCAATATACAGGAACTGTTTTAGTAGCAAAAGCATCTGTTATTTTTTCTGTATACCAATTATTAGTATTAACATTTTCTACACCAATATGAAACATAGTGTTGATGTAGCATATTTTTTTAGAGTGCCATATATTGTCAGGACGACCAACACCTCCCTTTTTAAAATTATCTTCATTAAAATCATCTAATGTGTAGAACCATTTTTTAGGAATATAAATTTGATCTCCTATTTTATATATTTCTTGTCTAAATTTATGTCCATCAACTAATGATTTAGCTCCACTTAAGAAACTAACATTAAATGATTTATCAGGATATTCTTCATTAAATGTTTCTAGATAATTATTAATCTCCATCCCACACCCGCCTTCACCAACATGATGAAATAAAATGGCGTTAGGGCATTTTTCTAATAATTCTTTATTCCAAGTTAATATACCTGTAAATAAATGATGATTATTCAAGATCCAACTATGCATTCCGAAAAATTCATCTGGCTCATGAAGCATAATGAAATTATAAGGATTAATATTGAGTTGTTCTATACTTTGAGGTATAAAGTCATAGAAGAATGTTATTGGTTTATCCAATAATCTAATCCCATCATAAACAGAACTACTTTCAGGTCTAAAATTAGAAAATATATTCATTAGATTATTTTTTTATTAATTAGTTGTTGAACTCCTATATTAAGGTAATCATTAAACTTGGCCTCGAATACTGCTCTTTGGTTAGGAACATTTTTAGTTACAATCATATCTCTATAAACACTACTAACATTACGTTGTTTTAAGGGGCCAATTGGATATTCAAATATAAGCTCACCCTCTAAAATATACTGTTGAAAATCAGCACCCTGTTTTTTAGCATGCTCTGAAATTATCATCCCATAAGTATCTCCAGGTCCGTATCCATGCCAATCATCATGCACTGGAATCATTTCCTCATAGAATGCTTTATTATATAGATCAAACCAATTACACCATTTACTTACTGGAGATGATTTAAGTTGTCTTTCTATATTTGCATTTTTAAAATCCCATCTAATATCAAATAAATCTGCTTTATCCCATTGGTCATAAGGTATATTCATATGTCTATCAGCTACTAATACATCCCAAGTCCAGTCCCACATTTTGTATAATTGTGGAGTGATGGCAAAGTATTTATTAGGTACTACTTTAGCTGCACTTATTAGTGATGCAAGTAAGGTTTCACTAAAATACATGTCAGGACATAATTCAATATAGTAATCGACATCAGAAGAATAGGCCATTCTCTGTTTATCTAAAATACCAAACAACTCATCTCCTTCATATATGAACGGAGTATGATCATAATCAATTAGCAAGTTAGATAGGTCCTTATATTTTTGAATAAAGAACTCTTTTGGTAATTTACTTTTATCCCAATCGATAAGATAGCTAGATAGATTTAAGAATGAATCAATTTTAACAGTATCACCTTTTTCAAGATAATATTTAGATTTTTTAAATTGAGTAAATGATTGCAATGCATAATCAATTTCCCAAGGCATTAAATGATATGTTATTTTTATAACCATTATACGTTTAATATTTCTACTAGTGTTTTAGCCTCTATTTTTTCTCCTTCTATTATAAACACTCTTTTTAAATCATCATAAAATAGATATTGACCTACTATTTCAGATACTCTATCTAGAGTAATTAATTCTATAGTTCCGTATGGTTTTATTTCACCTGATTTTAATTTAGGTAATATACCTTTCCCTATAAATGTTGGGAATTTTAATATAATGCAAGAATCGTGATTAGCCAAAAGATAAGCTTCTGCTTGTTCTTTATAGTAAGTATACCAACTACTACGTTGTGATGCAGTTGAAATAAATATTATTTTAAAGTTAGGGTTATTTTTAGAAAATTCAACTAATTTATTATATTCGTTAAGTTGTATCACTTCCTCACTCATATTTGAGTCGCCAGAGTATGTAACTTGCCATGTATGATATATTACTATATCTTTATCTGATTGAATATTTAAATATTGTTGTAATTTTTCTCCTAACTGTCCTCGACCATTAGCTAATCTTACCATATAAATTTATTTTTATAATAATTTACAATGTAAGGTAATTCTTTATCAAATTCCATTTTAGGTTCCCAACCTAATGCTTTTAATTTAGAATCATCTAAAGCATATCTAATATCCTGTCCTACTCTAGAATAAGACCAATCAATGTACTTATTTACTTCAGTATCGCCGTTATATTCATAAATTAATTTCTTTATTGTATTGTAGTTTGATTGTTCAAATCCACCAGCAATATTGAATATTTCGTTTTGCACTCCGCTTTCAATAATTTTAATAATAGCTCTAGCTGTATCATGAGCATGTAGCCAGTTTCTAATTGGAGTTCCGCTGTTGTGCAGAGGTATTTTTCTATTTAACTGGAGATATTTGCATGCTTTAGGGATTAATTTCTCAACGTATTGTCCTACTCCATAATTGTTAGTTGGTCTAACAATAACATAAGATAAATTATACGTTCTAGCCCAAGCTAATACTAACATATCCGCAGCTGCTTTAGTTGCTGAATATGGGTTTGATGGTTTAAGTAGGTCAGTTTCAGTATGAGCTCCATCACCTATATCTCCATAAACTTCATCTGTACTGAAGTGTAATAATGTAGGTGTTTTAGCTGTTTCTTGTCTATAGTTTCTAAGTAATTCTAATAAATGATGAACTCCATTAATATTAGAACTAACAAAATCATCACTATTAGCTATTGAATTACCAACGTGCGTTTCAGCAGCTGTATTAATAACATAATCACAATCGTATAGAAATTTTAAATCATTAATATCTTTATTTTCAAATTTAAAATTATTACATTCCTGAAACTGTTGTAATAAATTTATATTGGCGGCGTAAGTACATTTATCAACACCTCTTACATACCAACCTTGATCTAAACAAAGTCTAGTAACATGTGAACCTATAAATCCTAAACATCCCGTTATGTATACTACTTTCATAGTTGTAAAATAAATTTATCTAATATTGTTTGAATATAATCAGTTTTTTCCTTATTGATTACAGGTGAAGTACCTAAGAAGAATGTATCTGTAGTTACTTTTCTTGCTACAGGATATTGTTCAATTACCTCTTTAGAATCAGCTAAATGTGTATAAGCTGGTTGTAACATAATATTGCCTGCAAAGTAAGGGCGTGTTTGTATTTTATGTGCTTCAAAAAATTGACATATATCAGAACGCTTAAATGGAGCTCCATCCTTAATTGTTATAGGGAAAGCAAACCAATCAACATCAGCCCCAGATTGTGCTTTATGTAAATGAAAATATTGACTGTATTTACTAAAGGATTGAAATAGGTCTTTATAGTTTTCTTTTCTTTTAATACCTATTTCTTCTAATTTTTCCATTTGAACTAAACCAATGGATGCTTGTAATTCAATTGGTTTCATATTATATCCAATCTCCTCATAGACATATTTGTGATCAAATATTTCATTTGGTAAGGAAGGTAACCAGTTACTGAAGCGACATTTGCATGTTCCGTTTTCTAATAAGTTTTGTTTACCAACGCAATAACATCCTCTACCCCATTCTCTAAAGCTACGAACAATACGTTCAGTATTTTGATTATTCATTGCTACAAATCCACCTTCACCCATTGTAATGTGGTGTGCTGGGTAGAATGAGCAGCTAGCCATTTCACCAAATGAACCTAGTGGCTTACCTTCAAATGTAGAACCTAAAGCATCACAACAGTCTTCTAATAGTATTAATTTATATTTTTCAACTATTTCCATTAAGCGATTCATGTTAGGTGGATTACCTAATACGTGAGCAAATGTAATAATTTTAGCATCAGGATTATCAATACAAGCTTGTTCAACTTGATTTAAATCGAGGTTTAATGTTTCAAGCTCGATATCAACGAATATAGGGACGAATCCTAATTGGATAATTGGAGCTACCGTAGTTGGGAAACCAGCTATTGGAGTAATTACTTTCGTCCCTTTAGGCATATTATAGCCGCGTTTAGAGGTCATAGCCGCCATCATTAATAGATTAGCACTTGAACCACTATTGGTTAATAAACCATATTTTTTACCAAATAGTTTAGGAAATTTAGATTCAAATTTAATTGCATCAGCACCTAGTACTAACCACTCACCTAATAATGATTTAACAGCAGCTATATATTCTGATGAATCAAAATATGGTCCTGCATATTGAACCCAATCTTTACCTGCTTCCCAAGTTTTTTCAGAGTGTTTTTGTTGGATGTATCTATCTACTAATTTTAATATTTCTTTTTCAGTGACATTATTATAACCTTCTAAATCTTGATATAGTTCTTGCATAGCTATTTTTGTGAATCTCCTTTCCATACACGGTATGAATCAGAATCTGAATGTGTTGTTGATACTTCAAATATAACGCCTTCTTCTATGGCTTCCAACTGATGTGGTTGACCTGGTCTTTGTCTTACAATATCCCCTGATTTAAGGTGTTCCTCATGTACTTCAGCTGTTTCTGTATCAATCCATCTATATAGGAATGTACCTTTATCTACATACCATGTTTCATCTTTGATCATATGGTAATGCATACTGAATTTGCAGCCTGCTTTGAATATGAGTAGTTTGCCGCAGTATTTATCATTATTTTCAATGATTAATTCTTCACCCCATCCTTTAGGTACTTTACAACCCTCACAAACTATTGGTTTTTCCATAATTTAATATATTAGTTGTTGATTTATTTTCTATTCGATTAAAATATATAATTTCTTTTATAAATTTAGAACCAACGATTGGTCTATCTTTATAATCACTTCCTATAACCATATAATCAGGTTGATATTGTTTAATAAGATCAACTAATCGTTCAGTTGTATCAAATACATCAACACTATCAATGTACTTTATAGAGCGTAAAAATTCTGCTCTATCATCAAGTGAATTAAATGGTCTATTTGGGCCTTTAAATTTTTTAATTCTTTTATCACTATCAATTCCTACTTTAACACTTCCTAGTGTACTAGCGTATTCAAGTAATCTGATATGCCCTATATGTAAAACGTCAAATGAGCCATTTACCCATATTTTTTTCATATTTCCTCTATTCTTTTAGTTTTATCACATATTAATAAATCGTAAGAAGGTTTACTATTCATTTTTAATTGATGAAATAAGCATCCCCATTCTTTAAGTTGACTTGATGTTAAATCAGTATGGTCTATTTTAGATGCAGCTCCTCTAGCAGTCCAATATATTATTGTATGTCCTTCATCATATAATTTATTAATTTTTTCTATATTAGTAAATATTGGTTTTGAATTAATATAGTCGCTTTCATTAGTTTCACAGATAGTATTATCTATGTCAACGTATATAGTTAATTTTTTTTCCATTATTTTACCAGCTTATTTCCCAATCTTTAAAATCAGCAGCTAAACAATCTATTTTATAATCTTTTCTACCACCCATTACTTCCTGGATTTTATTTTTAGCTGTATTGCGAATGCCATTTAATCCGTGGGTTAATTCTAAGTTGTTACCATCTTTAATTCCTTTACGATAGTTTGACTCGTTATGCCAAATATGTAAATTCATTTGAGATAATACTATAATTGCTCTAATTGTTTCTGCTGTAATAGGTTCTTTACTTTCTTTTAGGTATAGTTGAATATCATGAACTATATCAGCTATTTCTGTAGCATATTCATCTTTATGTTCAGCGATGAATACTTCTTTTAGTTGAGCTATACTTAAACGGTCAACTAATTCACTTAGTGTTGGGAGGTATTTTCTGTTACTCATAATGTATTATAATATTGATTTTGTTTTTCTTGTCTAATTATATCTTTTGGATGGTATAGGCATAATTCATCTAATAAGGGTAAATTACAATATAATCCAAAACCATCTAATCGTTCATGGACTTTATTTATCCATTTAATATTTTTCTTATTTATCCATATTCTCCATTGATAGTCTGGAAAATTAACTCTGTTATTTTGTACATTCCACCCCCATTGTTTAATATGGGATTCAGTTAATCCTTCTACTGTATTGATTCTAGGAACTAGAAATACATCAATTTCGGGATTATGTTCAAGAAGAGCAGGTAAATTTTCGATTAATTCTGGGTGTGGATATTCATCAGCATCTATTTGAAAGATGTAGTCGCGTGTGCAATGTTCGCTAAGATTATTTTTAAATGATGCGAAATCGTTATTTAATGTAGCTTGTATTCTGTGGTACTCATATGGAGCTCCTACATTATATTTTTCAGCTACAGCTTTAACTTCAGCAGTAGCTGTTATATCTAATTGAACTACTATTTCATCTTCAAGACGAATACTTTCATTTAATTGATTTAATAGACGTTCTAATTCAACATGTTCGTTACATGCTGTAATTGCATAACTAATTGTAGGCATATTTATTTTTGATTAAAGTAACCAATATATTCTAACGCATCCATAAACTCACGTTCTGCAAATTCTTTTTTAGTAGACATATCAGGTTTATCTTCTTTAGATTGTACAGCTGACCATTTCCAATCTTCAATTGTTTTACCTTCTGCAAATACCATTGCTTTATTTTCTAGTATTACAGACATAGGATACCAATATAATTCGTCTGTACTTTTAAATTTAAGTGCTTTATATAGTTCGGGTAATACTTCTTCTGTTGATTCTATATTTTTTTCTGTAAGGGTAGAGTTAGATGTAAATCCACATCCAAAGCAATTCCATACAGTTAATTTATTATTTGATACTTCACTACATGCGTTCGAACCACATCTAGGACATATTGTAAGTAATTCTTTCATAATTTAATGTATTATTTTGGTAAGTATAAATTACAGCACCTGTATTATTTTGCATCGTCTACTTTTTTAAATTTAGGTAATTCGATTTTCTTAAGCTGAGGCAATTTAAGTGCTACTTGTTTTGGTACTTTTTCATCAATTATTGAATTTAATTTTTCAGTCATTTTATCTAAACTAAATTCTGTACGTGAACGATACGCTTGTCTCTTTGCCCCATCAAGGTATTTTTTATGATTTTTATAAACATCTATTAATATACCAGCTGCTTTCTCATAATCAACAGTAAACCATCCACTTTCTGGAATTAACATATTTGCTACTGTTGCTGATGGGTGAATTTGTCTTACTTCACCTGCTAATAATACAGACATATCTTTATCTAGGAAATCGATTTGTCCACTCCAATTAGAAGCAATTACAGGTTTTTGACTGATGGAGGCTTCAAGTAGTGGTCTGCCATATCCTTCACCTTTAGTAAATGACACGTGTGCTTTTACTTTAGGATGATTATATAATTCATTTATTTCTCCATCTGTTAATCCACCATGTAGTAAATAGATATTTGGTAAATCTTGATCACCTACTAATAGCCTTAACTTTTGAATTTTATCTAATATTTCATCTCGGTCCATTATAGAATAGGTAGCCGTAGAAGTTTTCATAATCAATCCTGGTTTTTTACCTTTGCCTTTAAATGTTTCAAGAAATGTTTTAACTAACATACCTGTATCTTTTCTATCCTGTCCTAATTCGCCCTGAAGCCAGTGTCCAACATATAGGAAATTAAAATCTTCTTGAATAGTATCTACTATATCCCATACTTGACTTTCATTTACTGCATCTATTTTTTCATATATTTTAGTATCTACTCCTTCAAATAATACTTCAACTGGTTTTTCTAGCCTAATATGTTTGACTACTTGTTGAGTAGCAGTATCACGCTGTTCGAATGCAGATTGTTCAAATACTCTTTTAGCATGTTCAGATGATACTAATGTTAAATTCATTCTATTTACACCCTCAACCCAAGTAGCATCACATAATGTCGTTTCAATACCAGCTGTAATACCAATATTGTATTTTCCTGCGGGTTGGAATTCATTTGGAACTGTAATTTGAATCCAAATATCAGGCTGTCTAGGTAGTTGGGGTTGATCCCAAATACAATCTAAAATTTGTTTGTCTTCAGCATTATCTGCTTTTAAAAACCCGAATGGTGTATTACCCCATCGTTGTGATATAATTTTTATATCGTATTTATTTGGTTTTAAAAGCGCTTTTACGATATCTCTACTACGAGCACCGTAACCACTGTAAGTGTCTATAGGACAACTTATGAATATTAGTTGTTTCATATTATTTTGCTATAACGTATTTATTGTAATGTTTTGGTTGTTTTGGAGTTTCTACTTGAATTAATTCAAATGAATGACGTGGTTGCCAGTTAGCGAATGTTTCTTCAATTCCATCGATTGTATTTTTAGCCATCCATCTTGCTGATTGCATTGATTCGTCTGATGTAACCCAATCTCTAGCTGCTTTACAAACTTCTTCGTATGTTTGAAATCCTCTAGTATGAGACCCATACTCTTCAACTTGATTTGTTTTTAAAGCATATACCTCTTGAATTTGATCAGCAATATCGAATGGTTCTGCTCTATCATCAAAAATATAAGGGGTTGGAATTGAACCTACAATTGATGAATTAGATGGAAATACTGGGAATGCCCATATCCCACATTTTTTATATTTACCTCTATGGTTAGAACCAAATTCTTCAGTGAATTTAATCCATTCACCATTTTCATTCTCAAAACGCATTTGGTCTTGCATTCCACCTGTAACGGTAGCGATAATTGGTTTACCACACATCATTGCTTCTGTTAATGATAATCCCCAACCTTCATTACTACTAATTAATGCATTCACATCTGTAGCATTGTAGAGTAAATTCATTATGTTAGCAGGATACTTATTTTGATCGAATATGATATTATATTTTTCTTCATATCCAAATAACATATCTTTTACTGCTTGTAAGTCAGTACCATTTTCATCTGCAATTTGAGTATGTAGTACTAAAGCGCATTTCTTAGCTTTAGCTTCTGGAAGTTCATCAATAAATATCTTCCAAGCTAACATTAAATCAGGAACGCATTTACGACGGATGTTACGCGCATTATATAGTACAGTAAAGTCGTACGATTTATCTCCATATAATTGTTTTTTAAAGTCTTGTAGTGCTAAATATTCAACATGTTCAGTAGTAATAGGGAAGAATATATTTTCATTAATACCATGAGGAACATACTTAATTACTTTTTCAGCTGCTAGCTCTGGTCCTAATACTGCTCTATTTAAATTTTCAGTTTGTTTACTGATTGCTAACAGAGTATCACATGATTCATAGTATGGCTTATTATACATGGGGTAAGGTAAATCATCCCATATATTCAAATAGATAATAGGCATTTTATTCCTTATCTCATGCTCCATTTGAAATAACCAAATCCAATATCTTGGATCAGTAAACATCATTAATGCATCTGGATTTTCTATTGCTATCATTTGTTTTAGAAATGATGGGTCGCCATATCCATTGATTGGATACAAAGTAACACTAGCATCTGGTATTCCTGCTTGTGCACTAGTGTCAGCATTAATATCAAAGCGTTTACCTTGGTCGGGGTGGTTAATAGCTCCACCAACATTCACCCAATTAAAACGATGGGCAGTTCCAATGACAATTTCGCGCGCCATTGTTGAGATACCAGATGTCATTCTAATATCATCACATAATAGTAAGATTTTCTTACGTTTTGATTGCTCAATATAACCTTCTTTCATTCGTAACGTGTTTTGATTTTATAAACTTCCTGTTAATTGTGTGTCTAGGGTATTGTGAATTGTTTTTCTCCATTCTTCATCTGTTAGATATAGAAACATACCGCGTTCTGTTAATTTTTGTACGCTGAATTTATATCTAACACATGCTATTTTGAATTGTTCGAATAGATCTTCGGGAATTTTTACTGAGGTTAATTGCATCTTTGCCATAATATTATATTTGATATAAATATATACGTCTATATGGAAACCGCATTCTTATCGCAAAGACTTGCATCATCTTTATAAGGACACCATTTACAACTACTCTCACCTACATTTTTAAGGTAAGACTTTATTTGTGGTTTTCCACTTTCATCGAAGCAATCTTTAATGAAGTCTTGAAAGCTATCTACTGCGTTTCGTCGTTTGGCTTTTCCACTAGCTGGTCTAAATGACTGAATCCGGGGAATAGGGTATTCAGCTTGTTCATAGATTTTTCGCTTAACGATGAAGAACTCGACTTCGATTTGCTCGACGTCAAATCCGTATTGTCTTGCGAAATACTCTTTGTATAGTAAGATTTGAGCAGTTTTTTTATCGTCTCTTTTTTCAGCGTCACTCCATCCACGCGTTGATGTTTTGATGTCATATATAGTAACTTTTTTTAAATCTAGGTCATATACTGCAAAGTCAACGAATGCCTTGTAGTAGAGATTGTTTGATAATTTAAGTAGTAAAGGTATTTCTATTCCTAGTAATCTTACATTACGAATAGTGAATATTTTATTTCTTCTTTTTTGAATCCAGGTTAGCATTGCTCTTGCATCATCGAAGAAATCTCTCATTTCAGTAGGGCTACTAAAGTGAGCTCCAGCTGATTTATATTCTTTAGAATATACTTCTCTAAATCGTTCTTGGAATAATTCTTCTAGATTCATTTTATCAGAGGCTGATCCACTTTCATTATACATTACTTTAAGATATTCTTGTAATGTTTCATGAAATGCCGTTCCGAATACGGTATGAATACTAGCCTGGTAAGGTTCTTTATTCTCAATGTATTTCATTGCCCATCTATGAGGACAAGTAGCCCACATAGAGTATTGGGAATAAGATACTAAGCGTTGGTATGCTGGATTTACTTTAGGAGGAATATATTTCTTAATACTTAATTCAATTTCTGTCAATTTAGGCTTTGCCATATTTGTTTCGTATTAGCATTCCTAATTCAGTGTCATTGGGGTGTTTACTAACTAAGTCTTGAATAGTATTTAAAGTAATGATCTCTTTCTTAAGGTATTGAGCCATATCAAGAGCTTCTTCATATGCATGTTGTAGCATATTTTGATGATTATTTTCACCCAATGTGGTATTATACTTTTTTAACCCACGATCTGCTCTATGCTTTAGATCTTCCATTACTGCGCATGTAATAGAATCTTTAGGTAGATGAGTAGCTACTTCAACTAAAGCTGCTAATAGATGTCTATCTATATAGTCTGGGGCTGATTCCTGCATTAGCGATTGTGAAATGGCTAATCTTGTTTCCGTGGTGTTGTTGTTCATAACGTTTGTTTTATATTGTTCTTTTTCACACATGTAGCAATAATCCATTTGAGGTGATCCTTCCCATGAATGTAAATTACATTTCGCCATGTATTTGAGATGTGATTGTTTCTAATTCAGTTTTAGGAAGCATGTTTATATATTCTTTAGCTTCTTTTTTACTAACTTCAAAGTATACTTGTACCGCTTCTACTTCTTCAGGTTTATAATCTATCTTTTTAGATGCTTTTATATACTTAAGATACTTGTATTGTTTAGGAATAAGATCTTTATATAGATTATATAGATTTTCTCCCTTCATCTGCCAGGTATTCTTCTGAATGATGTTTACTACTTCGCAGTAATCTGGGTCCATACTTAGGAAGCGATTGATCATCCAATTGTTCCATCCCTCGTCTCCCAGGTACGGACCCTTATTAGTAGTAATATTTTTAATATGGTCAAATATTGTTGACATTAGTAATTTCTATCGTTGTCATTAAATTGTGTTGCTGCCTTTTGTTGTGCTTCTTTCATGTTAAGTTGCTCAGCTAATTCTCTTACTCGATTAATAGCATCATTTAATTCTGTGCGTAATTGGCCTATTAAATTAGTTTGCTCTTTATTAGCAATATTTAATCTATTTATAACCTCTAACATTTTTTCTCTTTCCAATTCTAATTCTTCTTTTTTCATTTTAAGTTGTTTTATTTGTTTAAATATATTAAGCATTGTTAGTTATTTTCTTCTATAATTTCTGCTTCATCAGTTCTTAACTGTAAAGGTAGGAATTCATTATTTACGTTTCCACATTTAGCACATACGAACACTTGAATTGGTACTAATGCATCTTGAGCTGTACCTGTTAAGAATCGAGATGCTTTTCTAAGCATTACTCCTTCTTGAAATACTTCACCTTTGCAGCTATCACATGATATACCTGTTGTTTTATCTAAGCTGATATTTACTTGTTGTTGCTCCATTATAATATTTGTTTTTTGGTTATGTCTAATATTTTAGCGATTGCTGCTGCGAAGTTAATTTCTTTATCAGGTACTACACTTGATCTCCAAATAAAATCATCTAATATAACTGATAGATTAGCATCGTTTCCATAACTAAATTCAGGCATATGTTCAAACATATATCTATAAGCGATTTGAAAATCATCTACTTGCGAATCTGCTACAAGTTGGCGTATTTGAAACCAAGCATCCTTATCGCGTTTATTTAGTATTTGAACGAGTTGCTTACACCAGTTATCATCTATTTTATCTATTACTAATATATTTTCTCCTGATAAATGATCAAGTATAGTGTTTTGTTGTAATACTTTAATAATAGAGCGAATATCAGGGTAGAATGTATTTACTACCTGAGCTATATCCTTCATTTCATATGTTATCTTTTCAACATCTAAAATATTAGTGCAGATGTGTTTAGCTACTCCACCTTTAGTTGGTGGTTTTAGGATATTAATTTCACAGCGGGACTGTAGTGGTTCAATTAAACGCTCAATATAATTACAAGTTAAGATGAAACGTGTATTAATTGAATATTCTTCAATAATATTTCTAAGTGCTGCTTGAGCAGGTTGAGTGAGGAAATCTGCTTCATCCAATATAATCACTTTGAGTGGATTAAATGAGGCTGATGATGCGAAGCCTTTTACTTTATCTCTAATGATATCAATTCCATTTTCATCACTAGCATTCAAGTATAGGTAATCACATTTAATGTTATTTACTATTAGTTTAGCTAATGTTGTCTTACCTGTACCTGCTGTTCCACTAAATATAAAGTGTGGTATATCGTTTTTAGCAATACAATCGGCGATGCGATCTTTGATCGCATCATTTCCGATATATTGTTCTAGGGTTTGTGATCTATATTTCTCTATCCAGAGTGTGTGTTGCTTCATAACTATATTTTTATTGTACTGTGAAATTACATTCCCATCTCTGCCATCCCAAAGTCTTCTACCTTTTTCTTAGTATCAGGCTTGTCATGGATTACACATTCTGTCATCAGTAATGTTACTGCTGCTGCAGCTGCATTTTCTAATGCTGATCTTACTACTTTAGTAGGATCAATAATGCCTGCATCGAATGCATCTACTATTTTCCCTTCAGTAATATTAGGAACCATATTTTTAGTTTTAAGTAATTGCATTAACCATTCACTAGCATCTTCACCTGCGTTTTCTAGAATTTGTTTAAATGGTTTTCCACAAGCTGCAAATACTATTGCTGCTCCTTTAGATATATCATTTTTATTATCTAAATCATCTTTAAGTACCTTTCTAGCTTGTAGTAATGCTACTCCAGCTCCAGGTAATATACCTTCATCTAATGCTGCTTGTGTTGCTTGTAGAGCATCATCAAGGCGATCTTTCTTTTCCTTCATCTCAATATCCGTTCCTCCTCCTACATTGATAATAGCTACTCCACCAATCATTTTAGCTAGGCGCTCTTGTAGTTTCTCAATTTCATATGGTGAACTTGATTTATCAATTTGTGCTTTCAATTCTAATACACGTGTTTCGATTGTTTGTGTATCTCCTTTACCATCAATAATTGTAGTTGTATCCTTACCTACAGTAATTGTACGTGCAGATCCAAACCATGTTTTATTGAATTTATCTAATTTCATTCCCTTTTGAGGTGATACTACTGTTCCACCTGTAATGGTTGCAATGTCTTCTAAAATTAATAAACGGCGTTCTCCAAAGTCAGGTGCTTTAACAGCAGCTACCTTCAAAATACCTCTCATCTTATTTACAATCAATGTTGCTAGCGCTTCACCATCAATATCTTCAGCTATAATCAATAATGATTTATTATCTGATGATACTGATTCTAAAATCGGTAATAGATCTTTCACTGCTGAAATTCTACTATCTACTAGCAATACTAATGCATCTGTTAGGTTAGCAGACATTGTGTTGTTATCTGTTACCATGTAGTGCGACTTATATCCTCTATCAAACTGCATACCTTCTACTACTTCTAAACTAGTTTCCCCAGTACGCGATTCCTCTACTGTAACGACTCCGTCTCTTCCTACTTTATCTAATGCTGTAGCTACTAATTCACCTATTTCAGCATCTCCATTAGCTGATAATGTAGCAATTTGTTTAATTTGATCTTCGCTTTCAATAGGGCGAGACATTTGCTTCAATTCTGCTACTACTGCTTTAACTGCTTGTTCGATACCACGCTTTACTTGAGTTGCGTTTGTTGATGGGTATGATGTAGTATCTAGGGCTTGTGAAGCGATTGAGTGAGCTAATACGGTTGCTGTTGTTGTTCCATCCCCTGCTGCACTTACTGTCTTCTCTGCTGCTTGTTTAATTACTGTAGCCGCCATGTTTTCAATTGGATCTTCCAATGTAATGGTTCTTGAAACGGTAACTCCATCTTTAGTGGATGCTACTTGACCATGTTCTTTTTCAATTAATACGTTACGTCCGAAGGGACCCATTGTAACGGATACTGCTTTATTTACTTTGTCGATGCCTGCTTGAAGTTTTTGTTTTGCTTCGCGGTCGAAACTGATTATTTTACTCATTTATATTGGTTTTAGTCTTCTAGAATTGCGAATATGTCTTGTTCTTTGTAGATTAGGTAATCTTCTCCACCTATAGAGACGCGTTGTCCTCCAAATGATGGGAATACTACTTTTTGACCTACTAATAGTGTATTTGGAATTAAGATTCCATTCATGTTGATGATACCGGGGCCTGTAGCGATAATTTCACCCATTAGTGGTTTCTCTTTACCTGCATCTGGTACGATGATGTTACCATACATTGTTTCGGTTTCATCTACTTGTTTAACCACGACGTGGTTGTGTAACGGTTTGATTGTCATTTGTAACTTTTATTTATTATAACTTTGTGTTTGCGTATATACGTATATGGAGATTATTCCTTACCGACGAGAATATATGAAGCTGTTACTCCTTCTTCGTTGATAAATTCTATCTTTAGTAATCCATCTACGCTAATGCTTAATTTACCTGCTTTAAATTCTTTGTTTGCTAATAGTATTTCATTGAATTCAGCTAATGTAAACTTAGTAATTTTACCTACTCTACCATGTACTAGTGTGGTTAATGTAAAGTTAATCTTATTAGTATAACCTTCTGTTCCACCTAATGTAAATTTTATCGCTTTTTCACCTTCAGCGTCTGTAGATTGTTCAACGATGAATATTTCTGTGTTTAATGCTTTAGCTGCTTTTAGGAAGCGAGATACAAAGTCAGTGTCTACATCAGCAATCATATTATATTCTGGTTCTTCAATAGATGGGACTGCGGGAGTTAGCATTACATCCGCTAAGGCGTATTCTAGATTAAATTCGTTGTCTGCAATTAATAGCTTGTTTGCTATTTTACTGTGCTTTTCAACGTTTAGCATTAGGAAGTGATCTGTAATACCGATTAATTTTAGTAGTTGAGAGGTATCATAAACACCAAACTCGCAATCTTCTAATTCGATGTTGGGGGCTGTAATTGTTCCTACTAGATTTTTCTTAGTGGCTAGGAATTTAGTTGTTAATGTTTTGTCTTTAACATTAATTTTAACACGCTCTACTAGTCCACCTAGATAGTATTTTTCGATAACGTCTTCTAAATATAACTTTTTCATAACTTAAATATATAACTTTTATTGTGACTTACCAAATTTTCCACCATGATTTCTTAGGCGTTAACCGCCTATCCAATATGAAATCTTTATTGAATAGTGTATTTGCAATTTTGTATATGTTATACCATTTGTCTTCTTTCACTTTATTCACCCCTACCAGTATTGTTACTAATGCCGTCACTTCAGTACCGTCTTGCTCTATAATTTTAATAATTGTATCTACTCTTATTTGCTTGGTACTCTCGTTTAGACGGATCATTGTTAATTGAATTTAAAGAATTTTAAAACTTTAGCGTTTAATACGGGGAAGTCCCAACCTAGATCACTGTATATGCCAGTTAACTTATTTAATAGTACTGAGTTAAATGCATCCTCTCTATCTACATACTTATCTATGAAAGATGTGATAAATTCAGGATCATTATATCCAGTAAAACCTATTACGTTAATGTTAAAGGGATTGGGCTTCAATGATACATATTTCATCTTATCGCCTTCTGTGAATCTTGTGAATGTTTTATCTGCTTTCTTGAATTTTAGCAAATCATTATAATATACTGCTGCCTTTGTGTTAATAGGTGCTTTTAATTTAAATTCACTGAATATTTCACCTGGTGATGGGCGTTTAGCAATATATGAGTTTATTTGTTTAACGCCTGTTGGTCTTGCTAACTCGCTCCAGGGTAGTTGATCTAGTGATGTTTTAAAATTTACTATACATTTATCAATTTCGGATTTAGGTTTACCCGCCATTATTTCTGTTAATAGTCCGTGTCCGAATTTCTTATATAGTGGAGGCATATTTGATTTCATCATATCTAATCCCATCATCACCATTTCATCTACAGGTAAGCCTTCTTTATTTACAATTGCCATTGCATAACGACGTTTACCTGCAAAGTATCCTCTCTCAATGACTACTTCTTGCTTTAATTCTAAGTAATGCTCTCTATTATCTAGTATGTTAAATGTTTTCCTAACGAAGGTAGAAATATAATCATTTGCTGCTTTTTGTATTTCAGTTGTGATTTTTAAGATATTAGTTACCCATTCATCCTTACTAGCAGTAGCTAGATCAGGATTACGACGTAATGCTAAATCTTTAACTTGAACGAATAGTGAATCTGTATCTGATGTTACTACGTAATCTTTACCTTCAGTTTCTAGTTGTTCATTTAACCATTTATTTACAAATACGATTGATTCTTGTATTAGTCTTTGTCCTGTTAATGTAATTGCTGATGATATTATTTTATGTCCGTCTGTGTATCTCCAACTATTGATAGCGTAGCATCCATAAACGTCATTCAATTTAATCTTATAAGCGTGTTGTAGTCGATGGTAGAATTCATATTTAACTGTATCTCCAGCTTTATATGCTGCTTTCATCATGTTTTTATATTCAACTCGCTTATTAAACCAATCAGTTAGTACTTCACATACTACTGATGATTTAGTGGTTTGAAATATTGCGCCTGATGCTGCTGTAATCCAAGCGTTTGCCTCTATCATGTTCAGTATCTTACTTACTGCTACTTGTGAGCGAGATAAAGTAAAGTCTTCATTTAATCGTTCAATCACTACTAAGTCAGTAGGATCCATCTCTTTCAATTCAGCATACGTCCAGTGATTGTCGTATTTACCATTATTTACTATTCTACCTATTAGTGTTTCAATTCCAATATTGAGTGAGCGAATAATACAGGGGTATAGGGAGGTAAAGTCCAAATCAATAACCCACTCGTATAATCCTGGTACTGGATCTTTTAAATAACCACCTGCATATTCATCATTATTACTCTCTTTCAGTATTGGATTGATTGTAGTTGGTTTATTTGGTGATACTATACCTTGACGTTTAAGATATGTCAATATAGCTCCATCATTTAATACTGTTGATAGGTAAATTTGTTCGTATGGTACATGACATAGATGACAGATTGCTACTGTTAAGTCCATGAACTTTAATTTCTTCTCTAATTCAATGATAATTTCAACGTCACGAATATTATATTCAATGAATTTATTTATATCATCTACGAATAGTTTATCTAATGAGCCTTCGTATTCTACTTTACCTAATTTAACGTATTTTTCTCCTACATCATTTAATTTATATGATGGTTCTTGCTTTACAATGTACTTTTTAAATAGTAACATGTAATCTAGATGATTAATACCTCCTATTTCAATAGGTTGAGATGTATCCCATTCAGTAAAGTTAAATTTGCGGATTGGAGATAAGCGAATTGCTTGGTCTTTACCTAATACATTGCATAGTCTATAATATAGATAGGGTACATCGAAGAATCCACTATTCCATCCTGTAATGATAGTTGGGTCTAGATATTCCCATAAGTCTAGGAATGCTGAGAGCATATCTGCTTCAGTACGGTAAGGTTTTATTTGTCTATTTTCTTCTTCTATAGATGTAAGTTGTTGCTTTTCATCTAGTATTAGGCAGTAGTGTTTTTTAGTAGTAGAATCATATATAGCAACTGAAGTCATCTTCATAGGTGCTGTTTTGATATATTCTGTTGTTAATGTTCCTCCAATTTCACACTCAATATCAAAGTATACTATGTTTTGAAATTTAGGAGCATCATCGCTATCTTTGTATAGGTCAATTAGTACTCGAGTACATTTATCAACGTCTTGCTCGTATAATGAAGTGTCTTTCCATTCGTATTTTTCTACAGGTGTAGCACGTTTACCGTCTAGTGTTTCTAGAGGTCCATTTGGAGTTATTTTATATAGTTCGGGAGTGTATTTGAAATCGAGCCAGCCTTTCTCATCATCTCTTAGATAATAAGTGTATGTTGGGCGATCGTAATATATTGATTGATACATACGTTAAATATAAGAAGGGAACTTTGCAGTTCCCAACTTAAATTTATTATATGTTTTTAACAAAAATTACTAGTAGTTATACCAATTACACCTGTACCTGAACCAATTTCAAATACCTCACCACTTGCTGGGGCTATGTAATTGTATCCTGTTAAATATGTAGTTAAACTATTATTAGTAAATACTGCAGTACCAGTTGTAATTGTAGCTCCTAATGAAGTAAAAACATTTATAGGTGATTGAGTACATATAAGTGGGTAAGGATTAGTATCTACTCTAACAGAATACGTTTCAAATCCTACTGTAGTTGTAGTAGTTGTTGTACTAGTAGTGGTTGTAGTAGTTGTTGGAGCAGCAGTTGTTGTAGTAGTTGTTGTACTAGTTGTTGGTGCCGCAGTTGTAGTAGTAGTAGTTGTACTAGTCGTTGGGGCCGCAGTTGTTGTTGTGGTTGTTGTACTAGTCGTTGGGGCCGCAGTTGTAGTAGTAGTAGTAGTACTAGTCGTTGGGGCCGCAGTTGTTGTTGTGGTTGTTTACTAGTAGTGGTTGTAGATGCAGGAAATACTTGCACATTTCCGTCATATACAGCAAGTACGTTACTACTTCCTAATTTTAATTGCCCTATTGTACTTATTAATGTTGTACCTATTCTTAAACTACCCATACATTTATATTATCACGTAAAGTGTGCTTGATAAAGCAGAAGCACTAATAGCACTATATTCAGCTAATGTTAAAGTAATGATATTATCAATTTTAGCAGTACTTGCATATATATCAGTTAAATTTGATATAGCACCTGATACATAAGATGCAGTAGTTGCCGTTGCTGCAAATGTAGCATAAGATGCTGTGTTAGCATTTAATGCACGAGATGCTGTTACAGCATTAGTAGCAAATGAAGCACTAGTAGCGTTTGATGCATTTAATGCATATGAAGCACTAGAAGCGTTTGATGCGTTATAAGCATAAGATGCTGTTAAAGCATAAGATGCACTTGTTGTATTAATACTATTAAGTGCATATGAACTAGATATAGCGTATGATGCTGTTAAATTATTAATCACTCCACTAGTTCCTGTTATACTACCACTAACACTTACACTTCCTGTAAATATATGAGTATTACCTATAAGACTTCCAAAGCGAGTAGAGCCAGTTACATAATCAACACTTGAAGTAATAACTTGAACTACTATTGTTGTTGCTGTTAATGTATTTGCTACAGTGAATGAAGTAGCATACGATGATGTTTCAGCATATTTTGCATATGACGCCGTTCCAAGAAATGAACCTGTAAAGGATCCAGTAAATGAACCCGTATTATACGAGCGGATAAAGGCGACGTAAGAGGAAGATAAATTTTCCAATACAGCGAAGTTACCATCACCTTCGGCGTATGTTAATGTAGTGTTTTTAATGACTGAACTTCCTGTATTAGGAGCGTTCGTTACGCGATATACAATTGCCATCTATGTTATTTATATATAAATATAAAAGAAAGATAGCCCCTCGATATGAGGAGCTATTAATATTATAGTGAACTGCGTTGCTTATCGTTTTGCCACTGTCCGTTGTATAGTTCAGCGCCATTGCATTCGTGGAAGTATATTTGTGCTACACGTGCATTTTCTTCAATAAATATTGTTTCATGTACATATAGTATAGTACCCATATTTGCTGTTTCAAAGCCGGGATCAAATACAGGACTGTTGATTATAGCACCATTGCGATAGAGAGATGATCGTTGTTTAATAAACGCTACTCGATTTTCTGGTATTTTACATCCTTCATTAAATGTGATATCAAATACACCCTCGTGTAATAACCATCCTCTAACTCCATCTAAATTAATAATATCTTTAGGAGTGTAAGTTGTAAGTTCGGTTTTATCTTTTAATATTTTACCAATTTTACCGGCTACTTCAATGCCTCTACCAATGCTATTACCTACTTTTTGTACTGCTTTAAGTGTAAGATCGTATCCAACTTGTGCTGGTTTGCCTTGTGCTGTTTGTAATTGTAATAGGTTTTCTTCTAATATTTGTTTTGCGTTTAACATATTTTATTTTTTTAAAATTCTTCAACAATTCCTAGTACTTCTGCTACTATTAATAATGTACCAGCATTTAACAATTCACCTCTAATAAGTGCAATGCCTGCCATTATTCGAAGACAAGATTTAGCTAAGCTAATTTGAAAGTGCCAATTTGTTTTACTTTCTTTTGGTTGCATAATTATTTTTTATAGTCTGCTATTGTATTTGAGTCTGTCCTTTCCCAAGGATATACAATCCATGTTTCGTCATCTACTAATTCTCTCCAAAACGTAGGTTCAACGATTGCTGAGTGTTTATAATGGAGTGTTACTGTTAGGTACTTTTGTTCTACATAGAATTTTAGTGTTTCTCCAGTATCGCAGATATCATCTACTATTAGTGTATGAGAATCTATTATATCAGATATAGGAGTATTTAGTATATGAGATAGCATTACTGCAGGAATTAATCCACCTCTTTGTATACCATATATTTTATTAAAGTTAACTCCACTTTTCATGATATCCAAAGATAACATTTCCATATGCTCGTCTATATCTTCCCAGCTGTAGTATTTTTTCTTCATAATTAGAATTTAGTTCCGTTCATTTCGATTGCTGATAGTAATTCTTCACGGATTAAATTATCTCGTTCCATGAATACTCCACTGAATTTATTTGTTGACATTACTGAGGCGTGTTTAATACCTCTATGTGAGCAGCATGTATGTTTACAAGCGATGCTTACTGCTACTGATTTACAGTCCATCTTGCTAGCAAGATAATCATGTATTTGTTGTGTTAGTGATTCTTGCATTTGTGGTCTGCGAGCGAACCATTCAACGATACGATTTAATTTTGATAATCCGATTACATTTTCACCTGGAACGTATGCTACTGTAGCGAATCCAGTAAATGCTAGATTGTGATGTGCACACATACTAGTGATAGGAATACCTGATTGAATTACTAATCCATCATATCCTTCATCGTTAGGGAATGTAGTGATGTTTGGTTCGTTTGTTACTGAACCTATAATTAGGTCCTTAAGCCATGCTTTAGCTACACGACGAGGTGTATCTTCGGTTTGTCTATCTGCTGTATAGTCAAATCCAACTGCTGTAAGGAAGTTAGCATATGCTATTGTAGCATTATTGATCATTTGTTCTATTTCTTCTGGTGTACGGGATAGACTACCGTTTGATTTTTTTAATAATTCCATTTATTTAATTTTTACGTTCCCAATATAATTCCCTTACTTTGGCTCCCAACTCTTGATCGTTAGGAGTTCCTAAAATGATGTTATAGTCTACTGCTATAGCTCCGTGTTCGGTTCCTCTGCTGTAGCATTTAGAACATAGTTGACCTGCTCCTTCAATGTAGCCGTGTCTCATGTCGATATGAGTGTTAAAGTCGTATGTAGTTTCTACTCCACATAGGACACAATGATCTTTTGCCATATTATACGTTTAATGTTTTATCCCAAGCTGAGATGTGTAATCTTGTTAATCCTCTAAATTTATATTTTTTAGCCATTTCCAATACGAATTGAGTACGCTCATGGAAGTCAGTTTGACTATCTAAACCTGGCATACAAACTACATTCTTAAGAGGTATGCTAAATGGTACGATAAAATCACGAAATAATTCTTTAACATCTTCTTCATTACTGATTACAAATTTAAATTGATAATTGGAATGTTGTTTAATGCGCTCTATTGCTTCTGGATTGATCCGTTGCTTTTCTGTCATACCTGAATTAGATAACTTAGGTGAGCAGTTGATTTGATCTAACATATTAAATAACGGATGTTCAATTACAATTGTACCGTTAGTTTCAATTTCATAGAATGGTTTTAATTCGGAAAGATAATCAAAATTAGAATAGAATTTTAAATGATTTTTATTTTTTCCTAAAGCTCTTTCTGCTATTGGATATTGATTAAACCAATACTGAGTGAAGTTGTAGATAGCCTCTTGATGTCCTTTAATTGTAGGTTCACCACCTGTCCAAATAATATGAATAGTACCGCTTAAGATATCATCGTATATACCTTGTTCTTTCCATTGATCAATTAGGTATTGGAAATCTTTATTTTCACCTCTCCATAACCACTGGGATGTACTATCACAAGTCCAAGTAGCTTTACCTTCTAATTCTAAATCACCTTTAAATATTTCACCATCAGCTAATGCTGATTCCTTTAATAGTTTGTTAGTGAATGGTCTAGACATACCACAAGTTAAATTACATAGTGCTAAACGTACGAAGTACGATGGTATTCCAGTACTTATTCCCTCTCCTTGGACGGAATAAAAGTCGCTACTGATTAGTAGCTTATTTGATTCTATTTTACTCATATTAATGTATTAATGTTGATAGATAAATTCCTAAATATGAACCGGTTACACTACCAGCTACATATCCTAACCACTGATGTACTGCATCTTCACTTCTAGCTATCTTTCTAATAATGAAGAACGACATACTAGCTAAAGCGAAGTCAGTCATTGCTGCTAAGTGATATTGTGTTTGTGCTACTGCTCTAAAATTGATACATAATAAGCCATATGAGCATATTTGTATGAAGAATAGTATAGCTGCTTCTTTAAGCTTTTGTTTCATTATTATCGGCTTTATCTTTATTTTTCCACTCTGATTTAGATACGAATTTCCATTCCTTGCCTACAGTTTGATCTGCTTGTTGATTGCTTACTCGGATGATGTTTCCGGTTTTATTACTTTTAATACACTTCATAGTTTTATCCTCCATGTTTTATTTGAATAATGATTTAATATAGTTTAATATAGAACTAAAGTTTTGCCAATCCAATATTACTGCTGCAATACTAAAATGCTTTTCTCCACACAATCCTAAAGTATGTTCTATAAATTCTATCATAATGTTAAGTTTAAAAAAGATCCCAATTGCCTTACGGGGCAACTGAGATCTTGGGTATGGATTAGCTTATGCTAACTCACTGTTTTTGATGCGTCTGCGTGTTAGTGAATACATTGCATTTGCAATTGTATTGTTAATTCTCCTAGTACCACTAATTGTATTAGATACGTGACTAGTTGAATAACCTACTGTTTCTGCTACTTTAGTAACGTCGCCTGTGCGTCTACGGGCTTTAAAGAAGGCTAACTTTGCTGTTCTGTTCATGTAATTAGCACGAACTTTTGTTTGATAACTCATAACTGTATATTTGATTTTTGTTTACGAATTGTGTGCATCTAATACTTCTTTTACTGATGCTCTTACTTCTGCCCATTTTACTATTCTTATTCCACCACCTTCTACTACTTCACCATATTGTACTGGATCTGGTCTACCTAATTTAATAAATGCTTCTACACGTTCTACTGATGCTGCTGATTTATAATCAGATAACCATATATCCTTTGATAATTTAATTGGTTTGTAAGATGTGTTTGTGCGCTTATATACTTCATCAAATTCAAGACCTAATTTGTTACATGCTGCTAATCCATCTTGCAATATACCGAATTTATCTTCGTGCAAGTACGGAGTATAAACAGATACTAATTCAGAATCCCAGTTACCCGTTTTAAATGCTTCAAAATCAATATCTCTAAATTCTTGTCTGCAATCAGGATAAATAGCATGATCACCAGCATGGATTCCCATTGCAATAACACACTCTTGTTTTTCTCCTTTAGTAGCGATTGATAATGCTACTGCTTGGATTAATGAACTGAATATCTTATTACGATTAGGAACAACTGTTTCTTTCATGTTGTCTTGTTCGTAGTGACCTTCAGGAACATCTTTTCCACCTTCTACTAGTGCTGAGTTTAATAATTGTGATAATCCGTCTAATTTAATAATTTGATGTTTAATGAAATTGTCTCGTTTAGTTTCAAACATAACGTCATTAATATACTTTACTAGTGATGTAGCACGCTCTAATTCTACTTTGTGTTTTTGACCGTAGTCAAATCCTAATGCTGTTACCTGATAACCTTCAGCTAATAAATGAAGTAATAGTGTAGATGAATCCATTCCACCTGATAGGCTTAATACTGCTTGTTTTTTCATTTTAAATAATTAAATTGTATACTCCGGTATTGTAGGTTATGGAGTTGCAAACCTTTATTAAAATACTATATTTGTTTCTGCTACTTTAAAACTATCTTCTTTTAATTCGGTGTTAATCTCTGTATAATCTTTACCGTTAAATAATTTTTCTACTGCGAAATATTCATCTATAAATTCCCTAGTATATAGCATAACTGGTCCTTTATATTTATGGTTAGATACAGAGCGTACTCCACCTATTACTTTTCTAATTTTAGCATAATCAGCTACGTTTTGTCCTAATTCATGTCCTGCTGCATAACCTAAATAATCAAATAATGATATCATTTCTTCCATAACTTTTATTTTATAAATTGTTTAAATTTTTGCACGTTAAATATAATATCTTCTTTTTGCTCACTCAAATCTTTCTCAAAGTAATATTCTAGCTTTTCTTTTGGTTTCCAATTTAAACCGCTATCTGTGTAGCGTTTACCTTCAGCTCCTACTAGGATAGGATTAGATGTATCTACTGATTTAATGAATTTATAGTCCTTATATGCCATAAACTCTTGTGGTAATGAGCATCCTAGTAAATGATGATAACTTGATTTAACTATAGTTTTCATTTCTACTAGTTTTCTAATCAATTCCATTCTGCCATACATTGATGCTTTAAGAGGATCAATGTTAGGATACATATCTTGATATGCTATACTAGAATGATTGAATGCTATATGTTTATATCCTAGATCTACTAGTGTTTGATATGTTGTTAATAGTTCAGCTAATGTAGCGCCTTGTAATACCGCCATTAATTCAATTTCATCTGATATTTTAGCTCTGTTATTTTTCATCCAACTTTTAGCATTTACTATTGTTTGAGTTGAATCATTCCAAGCATCTGGTACTATGAATATGTTTGGTCTTACTAGATTTATCTTAGATAGTAGATCTTTTTGTGTATGTTTTACTCCTTCAAATAATCCATTATCCATTATAATGAAACGTTTGTGGATACGAGCTACCTGAAAATGTATTCTATATTGGTCATATTCATCTACTAGATGGGGAAGACAGTATTCATAATCATTCCATTTAGTACTGTGGTGCATGAAGCATAAGGGAAGCTCGTGACTAATTTTCATATATTGCTGTATTTTTAGCATGCTCCATAAATTCTACTCTTACTATTTTAACTCTATCTTCTGTTTCTTCTTGAATGAACGTATTTAGTTTTTCAAAGATATATTTTGCAAATTGTTCTGCCCCAACTGCTGGAATTATTCTTAATTGAATTATACCTATTTGATCCATTGTTTTAAATCCAGCTAATCCTGGATCATCTTCTGCTACTATAGTTGTATGATCAAACATATAATCCATCCATGCTTTAGGATTCATTCCATCTATAGTTCCTTTAGCGCGTTTCATGCCTCCAAAGTCCCAAACCCAATTGCGTTCGTCTAATTCACCCTCAAACCATACTCTAAATGATATTCCATATCCATGGAGAAAACGACAATGTGTACCCTCTGCTTTCCATTGACGGAATACACAACTGAATCCGTCGAATAATTTTGTTGATTGAAATTTACTCATATTATTTAAAGATTATTTTTACGCTATCTATTTTAGTTGTTTCATTTGGATGCTCATAAGTATAATTTCCAGCATCCCACTCTGTTTGAGAGTATATTGTTATTGTATCTCCTTTAAAGTATCCTGGTATAGGTCCTACGATACGTTTGCTCCAATACATTCCCTCTTCTGGTTTATATTCATCTGCTGGTTTGTATGAATTACCTGAATAATATTCTTTAAGGTATATGCTTGTTTCTTGTACTATTTCTACAATGCTATTTGCATATTGACTTAATACGACGGTTTTATTTTTAACAGGTATTGGTGTAGTGAAGTAAGGACTACTATATAGACTTCTAAATGGACTGTATAATGGAATATGTACTACTAATGTATCACTTAATGATCCTAATAGATAGTATGTATTACAATCAAATTTAACAGACATTACTGATACATTATTATACCAGTAGAATGGAATTAGTTTAGCAGCTTCTGCATATATAGCGAATCTATTTGTATTAGTTGAAGAATCAATTGGTACTCTGTAGTATCCATTGTTATCTCTTGGATAATTCATTACTAATTTAGTTCGTTTGCTATTTGCAAATGGATACGGGTCATTACTTTTTCTACAACTAAGTAGTGTTAGTAATAAGATAACTAGTGCTGCATAACCTTTTTTCATAACTTTAGTTTTTATTTATTTTAATTGTTGGTTTAATTAATATTACTGATAGTAAATTAAGTCCAATTGCTTGCCAGAACCCAATTTCAGGGAGTCCAAATATTGTTGGCATTAGCCAATTCCATAAGATCATTAATGGGAATCCTAACAATGCAATTATTATCATTGATAGACCTAAAATATGTATTATACTTTCTAATGTATTATTCATGATCGTCTATTTTAAGTTGTGATAGGTGTTGTTCTGTAGTATCTAGCATTCCAAGTAGTTTTTCTATTAGTTCATCTACTTTTTCAGGAGGTATTGATTTTAAATCTAGCTCCTTTATTTTTTCTGCTTCTATTTTTATTTGCTCTAAATCCATAGTGTAAATATAAGATTTTTATTTTGCCTATCCCTCACAAGATACACACTCTGATAGTCTTTGTAAGTTATCTCCTCTTAATACTGATTCAGTACGCAGGTAGTATAATGTTTTAATTCCTGCTTTATGTGCTTCTTTATGTACCTGAGATATCCATTTTGGTGTATCATTAGGATCAAAGCATAAGTTTAATGATATAGCTTGATCAATGTATTCTTGTCTAATAGCGTTTTGTTTTACTATTTCTAATTGATTAATTTCCTTAAACGTTAAGAATACTGATTTTTCTTCATCTGTTAGGATATAGCTAGGAACGTTGATTACTGATCCTTGATCTTTTAAGATTTGATCCCAAACGCTATCAATGTTATATCCCTTACTCTCTAGTAACGTTTCTAGTATTTTATTTCGTTTGATGAATACTCCTTTAGCGGTTTTAAGATTATATACGTTAGCAGGAATAGGTTCAATTGATGGAGATACACCACCTGAAATGTGAGCGTTTGATACTGTTGGAGCAATCGCTAAATGATGTGAATGTCTCAATCCAGTACCTTTACACCATTCTGGTTCGCCGTATAGTTCAGCTTGATCTCTAGATGCTTTTAATGCTTCTGTCTCAATAAACTCAGAAATGATTCTTGTTAACGATGATGCTTGTATTCCTACAAATGGTAAATTCTTTGATTGTAGTAATGTATGCCATCCTAAAACGCCAATTCCAATTGCTCTACCTTTAGATGCTGAGCGAACTGTGTTTTCCATGAACTTAATATTCTTAGCCCTATCAATGAATTCTTGTAGTACACCTTCTAGAAACCAACATGTTAGTTCTGGTAGTGTCATTCCATTTTCAAACTTATAACCTTTCCATTCATCCCAACGTGCTAGATTCAATGATGATAGGCAACATATGAATGAATGTAATTCATCTGTGTATAGTGAAATCTCACTACATATGTTTGTCATTGAAACGTGTAGATTTAGTTTTTTATATCCTTCAGGATTAGCTTTATTAACGTTATCTTCAAACATGATATAAGGTTCACCTGTTTCAAGACGTGTTTTTAATATTTCGCCCCATAAACGCATTGAGCGTTCGTCTTTATTATCTAATTTATCCATGAATGCGTCATCAATTACTACACATTGGTGTAAGTTTAAACATTGACGATTAACATCACCTTTTGGTCTACGGATTCCTAGGAATTCTTCAATGTCAGGATGATTAATAGATAAATTAACTGATGCTGCTCCTCTTCTAACTGAACCTTGATTGGTTGCTAGGATAGTTGAGTCATATATTTTACACCATGGAACTACACCTTCTGAGGTGCCATTATCTCTAATATGTTTACCTCTACCTCTGATACGAGATACTCCAATTCCCACTCCACCACCTTGAGATGATAATCTCATTAATTCTGAATTTGCATCAGCAATTCCTTCAATAGAATCACCAACGTCAATTCCAAAACATGAAATTGGCATTCCACGTTCAGTACCTAAATTTGATAGTACTGGTGATGCTAAACATAGCCAATTTTTTACTATTGCTTCGTTGAAGAATGGTTGTAGATCTTTGCGTCTTAATCTGCGTGATGCTGCTTTACTTACTCTTTTATAGGCGTCAAATACGTTTTCATCAGGCATTAAATACCCTTTTGAAATCATACTTACTGCTATTTCGTCCATCCAAATTGGAAAGTCTTTACCTTTTACCCAGGTACTGGTATCTACTTGTATGCTCATCTTATGTTTTAATTTTTAAAGGTCAGACCAATCAGCAGCTGATTTGGAATAATTTGTTACGCGACCCGCAAAGAAGTCTTGATGTGTTTTACCACTTGTTAGATGACCGAACCAATCCATTTGTTTTAATAGATTAGGATCAATGTCGTTGTAGATTGCATTATAACCTAATTCGATCATTTTTTCGTTTGCTCTAGCTTTAATGAAGTTCTTTAATTGATCTACATTTAATCCTTCAACAGCACCCATTTCAAATGCTTTATCAATGAAGTCAAATTCTAATTGAACTGATATGTTACATGCTTCAATAACATTATCTCTCATTTCGGATGTATTAAGTTCAGGTTGTTCTTCTAATAACTTATTAAATAACCAACATCCTGCTCTTGAATGTAATGATTCATCTCTAACACTCCACTCTACTATTTGTCCTGTTCCTTTCATTAAGTTTCTTAATTGAAAAGACATTAATATAGCGAATGAAGAGAATAAATTTACACCTTCAGTAAATGCTGAGAATATAGCTAGTGATAATGCTTGTTCTGCTATGTTATCGCTTGTTACTTCTAGTAAGCGATCAATTTTTGCTTTTGATGATTCGTCTTCCATAAACGCTTCAAAGTCATCTAACCCTAATTCTTCATTTAAACGAGCGTATGCTTCAGCATGTATACTTTCAAAATCAGCAAATACACGAGCCATTGCTTGTATCTCTGGTTTTGGAAACCATAATGATACTTTAGTAGACCAATAATCGTTTACGTGTACTTCTGTTTGAGCGAATGATTTTAAGATATTACCGATTAAGTTCTTTTCGGATTCGGTTAGTTTTTGTTTCCAATCGTTTAGATCAGATGCTAATGGAACTTCATCAGCTAACCAATGTACTCTATGTTGGTCTTTATAGAAATTAAATGCTTCTTGATATTCAAATGGTTTGTAGAATAAACGTGGTTCTGTAATCATTAAAGTGAGTTTAAAATTGAAATTAATGTTGATCTTGATTGCATACCTAAGATACGCTTTACTTCTTGCCCATCCTTCTCAAATATTAAAGCGGGGATTGAAGTTACATTATATTTCATTACTAGGTCCGGGCTAGCATCTACGTCTATGGTTTGAAAATCCACATTTGACATTTCTGATTGTATTTGTCCTATAATTGGGGAAAGCTGCTTACAAGGCTGGCACCATGTACTTGTAAATCTTTTTACTGTTATCATTAAATTTAATTGTTGTAGTTATAAATATAGTATATACTATGCTTCATTTTCTAATTTCATGAACTTGCTTCGAAGAACGTAACGATCTTCTACTCCTACGTCTGAATAACTAGATGCTTTAGTTTGTTTATTATCTTGTTCTTCATCATCCCTAGGTTGTTCATTTATGTCTATGTAGCCGTTGGCTGTGTTGATGTGAGAGCCGAATGTTAATCCATCAGCGCCGTATCTATTTTTAATGAAGTGCCAATTACCAGTACCATTTACCTTATCTTTTCTGCCACGTGCAAGCGATATAATGATATCTCCAATCATTATTTTATCGTATGAGCCAGCCGCATTTTCCGCTTGAAGTATGTCCTTATCTGCGCCTGTTCTATTTGCTTGTGATGGTGATACTACAGGTATTCCTAATTCTTTAGCCATTCCTTTAGCATCAGTATAAACGTCATCGATTTCATCTTTACGTTCTTTTCTACCTTTAGTTCTTAATAGATCTAAATAGTCAATAATGATCATATCGGGTTTAAATTCGTTTTGATGTTCTAATTGTTGTAGATGTGCTTCGATTGTATCTAATGATGCTCGTTTTGGTGCATATTCTTTAATAACGATTTTACCTTTTATTTTAGCGATTGCTTCGTTTACATCGTTGCGATGATTATCTAATTTATCTACATCTACACCTGAGAATACTGCATCATAACGTTTACCTACATATCCTTCTGATAGTTCTAATGTATAATGTACTACGTTGAACCCTAATGCTGCGGCATACGCTCCCATTGCAATTACACCCCATGATTTGCCTCCACCTGGGTTACCGAATAGTAATACTAGATCTCCTTTACCGTATCCACCTTGTGTTAATTCATTAAATGTTTTCCAAGGGAATGGAATGACGTTTCTATCGTCTTTTCTATATCTAGATTCAACATCGGTTTCATATATATGACCTATATTTTTCTCTTCACCTGCTTTCATAGCATCGTTAATTAAGCCTCTAATTCCATCATAGTCGCCTAAGTTTAGTAGGTCTACTGATGTCATAATTGCTTTTTTCATTTGCTGGTTCTTACAGAAATCACTAAATTCCTTCTCTACCCATTCTAGATCACTTACATCAGACATTTTATATGCTTCACGTATTGAATCTGTAAGTGATATTCTTAATACTTCATTATCAATCTTTTTAATTTCAATCGCTAATGTTTCTATTGTAGGGTAAGTATGGTATTGGCTGAAGTATTTAATAATATATTCTATTACCCATTTATGTGCTTGTGATTCGAAATACTCACTGTCTAATGAATCTGCTATATTTAATAGGAAATCTCGTTGTGTTAATAATGCGCCTAATACTTTAATCTGGAAGGCGTTTCCGTATTGATTAAGCTTATTTAATGTAGCCATATAACCTATTTTATTTAAATTTATTTAGAAGAATCTAGAGAACCAAATACTTGATTTAACCAAGTAGGTGTATTAGGTATACTTTCGCCTAACTTATCAGCAGTATACATACTCATAAAAGCATGTGAATTTAATTTATACTGTGAGTTGAAGCTAGCTTTAATTTGTTCCTCATTACCTTGTGATATAGGAATTGTCTTTAGATTCATCAATTGATTGTTAATTTCTAGTTGGCGTTTTCTTTCTATTATGCGAGCGTATAAGTCATGTTCATTTATATTCTTAGTAGCTTTATTTATTATACCTTCTACTGTCAATGGTATATCTGTTGCTAATTCAGGAAACATTTTGAATAGTTTTTTAGGTCCTAATCCATTTATACCTGGTATATTATCTGAGACATCTCCCATTAATACTTTATAGTTAATGAAATTGATGCTGCTAACTTTATATTCTTCTAGTACATCAGAGGGTTTATATATTTTCTTTTTAGTAGGTGAATATACTTTTACTTTATCACTTACTAATTGAAGGAAATCTTTATCAGCAGACATTATTACTACTTCTTTAGTAGATTTAAATTTCTCAAATTTACCTACTAGATATCCTATTGTATCGTCCGCTTCAATTCCATCTACACAGATCATAGATACTGGTAGACATTGAAGATAATTTATTAATCTTGCCATTTGATTATTTATAGCTTCTCTCTCGTCCTCTTTACTAGAGAAGATAGCATAATTAGTCATTCGGCTTGTATTCCTATTAGCTTTATAATTAGGGAATAAATTTCGTTTGCTATTGGAACCTCCAACACCATCAAATACTATAATCACTTTTGTAGGGTCTATCATTTTGATAGCGTAGCCTAAAGATTTTAAGAAACCCGTCAGACCACCAACGTGATGGCCTTCAGGGTTAATGTGGTTGATCATAGTAAATGCTCTTAAGAATGTATTTAAGCCATCCAGAATCAAAACGGAGTCTTGGACTCCGCGTTGATCATTATTTACCTTAGCCAACATATTGGCATATTTGTTTTTCATACTAGTTTTCCTCTACTCCTATTACGGGAATATTTTTGTTATCTTCTTCCCATTCTGAGTTATCTTCTACAATTTTGATTTCACCTGTGGTTCCTAAAATTGATGACCATTCACTGCTATGCTCTTTTTTGTATTTGTCAATAGCTTTAGGTTCATCTTCTATAAATCCATGAGGTGTCATTACTATAGTTGACTTAGTAGTGATTCCAGTAACGTGATTCTTATCGCAGCTTACTTTAGTTCGGGTTGCGAATTCTACTTCTTTTCCGTTCTTAGTAGCTTTAATTTTACTTACACCTGAATTGGTAATATTACCAAATGTTAATACTAATGAAGCATCATAGAACATTGTATCTCCACCTTTATTTCTCATTTTAGGTTGCGAGAACCTAGTTTCGGCTGGTGATACCCATACTTTATTTACTGCTACTATAGTATTAGTGTAAGGTTGTGTTTCTTTACGTGATAGTGTAATTCTTTGGTTAATGAAATTACCAAATTGTTGACTATACGCGCCTGCATTCCATTGAGGATTGTTGTTGTTAGCTTCTATACTCATTTTACATGGGATTGAACCGATACTATCAATTAAGAATAATAAATCGTATGGTAATTTACCCTGTGCTTGTTCGTTTAGAAGATCAGCTATAAATCCAGCCATATCCTCAATGCTATTTAAGGAACCTCTATCTACGTACATGAAGAATCCTTTGTAGTTAATAACTTCTCCAGTTTCTTCATCTACTTCCTCTTCCATTTGAAATCCTAACTTTCTTGGGAAATCCCAATCATGTTTCATCTCAGTAATGATGTATACAGGTAGTACTCCCATCTGTTGAGCATTAGCTGCTATTTCAGATAGTGTTGTAGATTTTCCTGTGTTTGAATGGCCACGAAGTAATGTTACTCCACCTAATGGTATTCCTGGTATTCCTAATGCTTCCTGTAATGCAGGAGAGAATGGAACCCATCTTTGTTTTTTAAACTTAACAGATTGGTCTAGAAATTTAGATTTTTTAAAATTATCTAAATTAAAACCGTCCTTAGAGTTTATTGATTTGGATATTACACTCGAGAGTGTTTCCCCTGTTTTTGCTTTGGCCATAACTTGATTTTACTAGTTAAATAAATCGTCGAATTTGTCAGCGTTGGACGTTTTTGCTGCGTTGGTATCAAGTTTGTAGGTTTGTTCTACCGGCTTGTTCATTTCCTTTAAGAAATCATCTTCTTCCTCTTCATCTTCTGTTTTAGAAGCGATTGGAGTCTCAGTTGTTTCTTCGTCTTCAGGATTTAACCACTTATCTAATAAATCTTTCAATTCATCAAATGTGTAACGCTTGTTAATGCTAAGAATATCGGGTTGATTTTCTAATACATTAGTTACGAATGCGGCGTCATCTGAAATTGTAGTTGTTTTAGGTTTAACGCGGAGTGTGCATTTAATACCTTTTCTACCCATTACTGCTTCTTCAACAGCTTCAACTGTAAAGTCACGACCATCTGTAATGTCAGTAAAATCACCATAATCTTCGTCATTAGCAATACCTAAGAGTTGGTCGTAGATCAATTTACCAAATTCCCATAAACGAGCACCTGCTGCTTCTTCGCCACGTACAATTACAGGAACGAAATAACGTAATTTAGGACTGATTTTTGATGCCAATTGCCAATCTTCTTTGTCCGATGATTTGCGTAGTGATTTTGCGAATTCAGCGATTGGATCTTTTTCATCCCAGTTAGTTAATGCCAAGATAGGTCCTTTAGAGAAACCATAGTGGAAATACACTTCGCGGAATGGATCGGCTTTGTTGAATTTTGAAGGTAAAATACGAACTTGATGTTTACCTGGTTTTGGTTTCCAGAAGATCTTTGAGTAGTCGATCTTTTCGTATGTTTTCTTTTGACCTTTGTTTTGAGAAGCGGTCAACTTCTGCTTGATGAGACTTAAGTCCATGTTAATTGGGTTTAATTGTTAGGTGTTCTATGAACACAATATAGGTTGAATCTATGATTCTTATTTTGGTTTTCAAAACTCTTCTTACGAAGATTATTTATTGAAATCTATTATCTTATGTATTGCTGTATCTAATTTTCTTAAATCAAGACCATTAGTTAGTAATATACTATTTTTATAATCCTGCCAATTCACCATATAGTTTTTATCTAATCTACCTTCATTCAATGACATAATCAATGTATTAAGTGCATTAATAGTGTATAATGTATTAGATTCTTTCTTGCGATGTAGTAATATTGTATTAGGCATTGGTGCTGCTGATACATTATTGGTATCAATATTGTATGTGCATATCAATTCATCACTTTGAGGTGATTCAAGTATAAATATTTTACCGAATAATATTGAGTATCTGCGATTAATTGTTGTTACTGTTTCCTCTAAATCAATCAATAATGTAAAAGTACAAAATAATTTGTTCATTAAGTCTGTGTTGGGTGACCATTCATTACCCATAAATATGTTAGGATTGTTTACTAATGATATCTTACTGTCCATTATATTTTGTTTAGTTCGTGATAAGATTTACCCATTTTAATGTTTACTGGGTATTTAATTAACTGTTTTATATCTATTAGTGTTTGTTTTCCGTCTGATTCAGCATAATCGAATAAGAATGCATCATAAGTATACAGTACTATTTTTGTTTGTTTATCTTTTAAATAATCCAATATATCTATCAACATCTTAACATTAGTTGATGTTTCCATACTTTGAACGATGTAATTCAGCAATTTAGATTGCGTCATCTCACGGTCAGATATAAATATTCGATTTTCTGTCGAATATCGCCCCCCATATTGGTATTCTTCCCATATACCATCGGTTAACGCTACGATATCTTTGAAGAATGGTTTATTTCTATACTCATCCCATACACCTCCATATAATTGTTTGAATGTTAATTCCTTAGCTTCCTGAGTACTGACGCCTAATAATTCTCCTAATGTCTCGTATGTGTTTTTATTATTAAATTCAAATTTAATTAATTCAGCTATTAAGCGTGGATGATATCCTTGCATATCGAATTCTACAAATGTGTCATTTGCGGGCTTATAGCATAAACGTTCGCCACTTGTTTTATTTAATGCTGCGAAGTTAATGCTGTTATATGTGTTTGATGGTCTACCAGTTAGTGTTTGTAAATTGTATTGGCTGTATATTTTGCTTTTGCTAAGATTAAATTGAGGATATTTTAGTTCTTCGCCATAGCAATCCACGAAGCATTTTTTATCTACTTGTATACCTTGTGATTCTATCTCGTGAAATACGCGCGTTAAAGGGCCGTTATTAAACGCATAAACGGCGTTATCTGCTCGGTAGCTACGGACTATAGGTAGTATTACACTAAATACGTTTTCGTTTTCTTCATAGTGTTTACTAATTGGAATTAAGCAATTAACATTTGGTAATGCAGTATGATGTTGGTAGTAGTACTTAATTGCTGGTATATTGAGTGCTTCTGTTAAGTCTGGAAGTTTAAGGAATTCAATATCGAATAATTTGTGTTCGTGTGGAAATGAATATAGTGCTTCTTTCTTATTCAATACGAATAAGCGTTCGGTTTTATTTAATAACCAATCAAATGCGTCTTTAATTTCTAATGAAAATGATTCATTGTGGTTTAAGCATAGAATGTATCCTTTATGTTCAGATGTATCTCTGACATAGATTAAGCTTAACGGACTTAATTTGGGGTGGTAATTGTCATTCCCTTGAATAAACTTTACAAAGCAATCTTTAAATGGACCTAGTTGGTCTAGTTGATCTTTTCTTTCAATAATATAAAACATATTTCATAACCTTTTGTTTGCTTAAAGATATGAAAGGAGATTTAGCCTTTCAAAAATATTTTTAATCTGTAACTCCTGGAGCGTAAGTTGTATTGATATATTCTTTAAGACCAGGTATTTGTTTTTCTGCATTATCTAAGTCATTTTTGTTAAAACCACTTTGATAATATAAAGATACAGAAAGATATATTGAATTATTTTGAATTTGATTAAAGGTATCTTCATTGATTTCTTTAATTATATTTTCATTCACTTTTTTAATAAAATATCTAAAGACGTTATCCGTAGTATCTACATTAAAATAATATGAATTAATTTTTGTATTATCTAATTTTACCCCAGATATTATTCCATATACTAATGTAGCAGGATTTGTTCGCAAAGGATTAATATTATTTAAATTTATTTTTACTAATACGGGGGCATTATTATTAAATTCTTTACCTGCAAATAACTTTCCATTTAACTCATAATAATACCCCTGATACTCTCTATAAGTACTTTCAAACATATACTCTTTTCCAATAGTATATTTACTTTTTACAATTTGATTTGATGGTATTCTTAATGACATTATTTAAGTAGTTGAAATATTAGCATGAATATGAAGAGCACTACCACCATGATATATAACGTATGTAAAGCCTGAACTTCTTAATAGGTTCATTATACTATCTATTTGGGTTTGTGTAAATTCTTTTGTTCCTATATCTATAGCTAATCCGCGACTATGAGTTGTTCTATTGCGTTTGTCACCGTATGTTCTATGGTAAGTATCATTTCCTGCTGTTATTCTAATTGGTCCTATAGTATTGATAAAATCAAATCCAGCAGTTGATTTTAATTTATTCTGGAATACCAATATTGCTGATTTTAAATCTTCAGTTATATCTCCATTAGTAGATAGCTCACCTCCTTTTTCAGTTATATATTTTCTATCTAGTTGTTTTCTTAAAGAATCAGCTACAGAAACAGATGTTGATACTTTAGCTAAATTTTGTACAGTGGAATTATAATCTTTTTTAAAATCTTCGCTTTTTACTAATACCGGATATTTTTGATTATTTTCTAGTGAGGATCCTTCTCCAATATTTGTTGTTGATTGAGACCCAGGAGTTACACTAGCATCTTGTCCTGTAGTAGTTATTGTTAGTTTATCATAATCTACTTTAATTCCTCCAATTCCTCCAATTCCTACTTTTGGATCATCTAATATTATAAATTGAGCATCTATGTTAGTTATCCAATCGTTATTTTGTATTGAATGTCCTAAACCAGTAACCGCGTATCCTATTTTGTTTCCTATTCCTCCTTCTCCTCTATATCCTTTAGGTAATACATTTGGAGGGAGTTTAAATAGATTTCCTATTACTATTCCTCCTATACCATCCATTACTAATGATACTTTAGTAGGTATAATTGCTTTATTTTTTGTACGGGATGTACTTATTGCTTTAAAGAAATTTATTAAATCTTTTAATGAATTTTGATATTTACCTGCTTCATCTACATCAAACTCACCATCTCTTCCAAACCAATTTGATTTAAGATTTCCAAAAAGTGTATATAATACTCCTAAAGAATCTATTAATATTTTTAAATTAGTATTTGGGTCGGTTAGTGTAGAAGGGGTAGTTGGGTCTACTTTTCTAGGTACAACCCGGTCTATTATTCCTCTATTAAAATCTACTAATGTATTATTATCTTGTCCTAATGCTCCTCCTTTTACTTGAGAGCCAATAGCTACTGTTGTCATTTGGTCTGGGAATATTTGTGACTCTATTTTGTATGACCGTACTACTGAATTTAGATTTTGTACTTGAACTTCAACTATATTATCATATGCGTTTTTTACATTTTCTTTAGTATCTACATAGTTTATATCAATTATTCTAGTTACACTATTTGCAGGATCTATAAATAGTTCTAAATTATTTACATCACCAGTTGCTGATGATATTTTCTTTAAAATATTTTTTACAAAATCATATAAGGCAACATCGTTTTTTTCTTTAGGATCTTGAGCTGCTAAATCTGTACTTACACTAAGATTATATAGCATATTTAAGTTAACATATATATTTCCTATTATACCTAATTCTTCTTGCCAATCATTACCTATAAAATAAGGTAATTTAAGTTGGTTTAGTAATCTAGCTCCTTCTACTCCTTTTTCTATATTATTTTGTATTTGCTTATTTTGGGCTGCTGCTTGTTTTGTTACAATAGCTAATGGGTCACTTGATGCTGCTGCAATTGTTAATTCAGCTCCTTTAACAACTTTACTATTTGCATCTCTATAGCCAATAGCTTGATGTATATCATCTCTTATTAATCCTTCCTCTAACACGGTATAAAAATTATTATATTCTGCTAAAGTTTTATCTTTATATATTTTAATATCGCCTGGAGGTATTTTAGGAGTTGTTTTAATTTCTATAAATCTTCTTTGTATTTCTTTTAATTCTTCTATCGCTGCTCCGTTTTGACCTACAGATAATTGAACAAACTCAATAAGTTTTTTTCTTTCATTTATTGCAGCAGCAATACTAGAATTGTCCTTTTCGTACGACTATTAGATATATTTACTGCTAATTCTTTCCACCAAGCTGAATCATAGTCATTATTTGGTTGTTTACCATATGTTATTACAGGAGTACCTGTATTTGGGTCAGCAGATCCAGAAGCCGCTACTACATTAACCTTAAAGCCACTTCCCCATAATTGGTTTTTAATAAGACACACTGTTGGATCAGTAGATACTTGAAGAGGATGAGCAAGTGATAATAAATATCCTGCCCCAGTAAGACTATTAACAACTACACCCTTATTATTAATTGGGGATTCTAATACAGATAAAGGAGAAAATGATGTTTTAGCTTTTTCATCTTTTAATATAACATAATTATTAAGTATATTAACTAATGATTCTAAAGTAATATATATTTGTTCATCTGTTTTTCCTACAGTACCTGTTCCACTTCCTGCATTTTCTCCTCCTTTTATATTAATAACTATACGAAACATCTCATATGTACTAATATATTTATCATCTATTAATTTAAAACTATGTCCCGTAGTATCATCTCTTCCTGCTCCGGGTTGAGCTTCTCCCACTTGCCTTCCTATTTCCCATAACTCATAAAATAATCCAGCTAATATATTCTGGTTGTATGTTTTAGATAAATCTTTATAAGTGGAGGGAGTTAAAGTAACGGGTGGGTTTTCTGATCTAACATTTTTGCCTATTAATCCTTTAGTAGAAATTTGGATATCATTGTTTAGTGGAGAATAGTTAACTTTTAAAGATTCCATAACCTCACCCATAGATACAATTGAGGTATTACAATCATATCCTCCATCCATTCTAGCAGTCCAACCATAGTTTTTAATGATACCATACATAGCATCATAATTACCTTGGTATCCTTTTATTGTTTGTTCTTTACCATCTTCACCTATATATTTACCATCTGCTGATTTAGCATATTGTAATTTAAATAATTTTTCTTTAGTGTAAGCGGTATTTATAATATCTGTGTATTCTACAATAGTATTGTATTTATTATCATTATCTAAAAATGGAGTCCATCCCCATTCTAATAGTACACTATACCCAGGGCGCATATAGAGTAATTCTAATTCTTCTAATTGTTTAATATCCCAACATTGGAAATTTACTGTTGCTTCTCGTAATGAGCCATATGCACCTTTAGATTTAATATCTATATTAGTAATACCAGGCATAGGACGAATACCTAATTTATATGCTGTTCCGTCTAATGATTTATTGCTATATGCGTTTGAGAAATCGCCTAATCCTGCTCGTAATTTATTATCATTTAAGATTCCACCTTGTAAAACGTATTGTTTAGCTAATTTGTTATCATATTTTCCATCATCATTTAAATCTGCGGCTGTTGTATCTTCGTCAATACCTCCTGTAAATGTATTTACAGATGAAGACATCCTAATCCACGCGTTACGTGAATTCATATATGATAGATTTTGAGGTGTACGGTCGTTTATTGCTTTTTGACGTACTTTCAGTTGTTCCTTAATACTATCGTTAAATGTTCCTTTAAATATAGACATAACATTATTTTACCTCATTGAATTTATTAAATAAACTTACTATACTTGATACATTAGATGGTATCCTCATTTGTGTTCCTGGTATTGGAAATAATGAGCCTTTAGTTACATTATTGTTTGCTATTGATATGATCCAATATAATTCCGAGTCACGATAATAAGTATAAGCCATATAATCAAGTCTGTCTCCTATTGTTGTAATAACATACACATCATTTTCAGATAGAGGTATTGTAGGGTAAATTTTACTCTTATAATACGGTTTATCGTCTGGTGTTTTTAATGTTGTTTTATTGTCGTAGCGTGTCATTATTTTATATATTGAGTAACAATATCTCCTGTATTGTTTTGAGCAATGTGGGAAATAGTTTGAGATTTACTTTGTAGCTCATTATGTGCTTTAGATTCAGAACCAATAGGAGTAAAGTTTAATTGTACTTCTATAATATGAGGTAATATTAAATATTTTTCACCACCTTCTGGTTCATCTATTGCTATTTCCCAAGGTGAATCTTGAGGTATTGTATATGATATCGAATCTAATTTGCATAATTGAGCATCAATATAATTACCTATAGTCATTCTAACAAGTGGACCTCTCATTAAGTTATTTTCATAATCAGGCATTAAATTACTCATTAAGAAATTTAATTTTTGATACATTGGTTGCATTTCTTTCGCTGATAATGCTGCTACTTTAAAGCTAACACTCATTTTTCTACTAAAGCCATCATATATATAAAATTTATCTCCTCTACCTGCATATTTTACTTCATTCCATGTTGCATCTACACTATCAGACATTGCTGTTAAGTATGCTCTAAATACCATTAATGATCCAAAATCAGGACCATTTGTGTTTATAGCTTGTATTCTAAATTTAACTAAATCTCGTATATTATGAGTACCTTGAGTATCACTTCCATCATAATTTTCAATATTATTAAGTATAGGAGTTAAATTAATTTGATCTTGTCGTCCACTACCAACTCGTATTTCGCGTGTAATTGTATTCCATGGCTTTCTAAATGTTATTACATCACCATAGTTATTTTTATATGTTGGGTTTTTTAAAGATTTAGGTAATTGATCACCTATTGAGCGTTGGTCTTTTATTCCACTACTAGCTGATGGGTTATTAGTAGTATTACCGTAATCTAAGTTAGATGTTTTTTCACTTGGATTTAATTTTTTAATTTGGGTATAAGATGCTAAAGGACCAGAACCATATACTAAATTAAGTGAAGGTAATGTGTATTTAAAAGAACCTGTTATTGATGGATCAGGGTATGAAGAAGGACCATTTTTTACTAAATCATTTTCATTTTTTCTTTCTGGTAATGTGCTATTTCTATTATAAGAACCCGTATCATTATTTTTAGCTACATTGCTTATAAATGAACCATCTAATTCTGGAAATTTGGAATTATCAAATGGGGTTGGGTTATATATTGAACCCGTAATATTGGATATTCTAAAATCTTTTGTATTCTTTATTTTTACTTCGGCTACTCCAGTTCCTAAAGATCCAGATATTCTTGTTTTACCAGCTTGATATTCACTATAGTTAAAAGCATCTCTAATTCTACTATTATCTGATGTATCTCTATCTTTAGCTCTGTTAATTAGTGTTGTTCCAATACCATATACTGATCCTGGTCCTCCTATATAATCATCGATAATTAGTTTATTGCCGCCTGAAACTTCTTTGTAGTTTGGGTTTCCAAGACCAAATTTAGTAGCTAATTTTACTAATCTGTTATTTTTTCCTTCACCAAATCTAGCATCATTAGCTGTAACTACAGCTTCATAATATTTGCTTGGATCAGCTACCGGTAGTAAGCCATGTCTTACAATATGACCACCAATACCGTTAATAGGTACTTGTGCTAATGTATTAATACCAAGATTATAGAGACGAGTTGGACCGAGATCTACTTTATCATTAATCTTATCATATAATTTTGCTACTGATCCTAAAAATCCAGATGAAGATGGAGTAGATAACTTTATAGTTTCTAAGCGAGGATTAGATAATTGTAAGCCAACTTGCTTTACAATGAATAATGGACCTTTTGGAGTATCAGTTAGAAATTTACCAATACGAAGCGTATCAGTAATTGATGAATTTAACATGCCTATAACTCCACCTCTAACTAATCCATCATCAAAGTTACCAAATCTTAACTTATTAATGCCTTTATCAACTGTATTAATATCGGTTTTAATATAAGGTTGTCCACTATTTCCTCCATTAGCACGATCGTGACCGTACTTAATAGATTTAAGATCTGTTTTTAGTTTTAATAACGAACCCATTTATATAGTATTAGTAACGTCCGCCTGCTGGTCCTAAGTCTTTATATGTAAGACCTGATTTTGATTTATATGCTTGAGATACTACTCCTCTTGGTTGTAATTTTGGAGCGTTTGGATCTAATTCGTCTAATCTAGATTCAGCTTTAACTGTAGTTACACCGTTTTTGTTGAAGTCTTTTAACTTAACATTTGGTGTACTGTTTACAGAGTATGTATTTTGTAAGCTACTAGCGGCTGGGTCTAAGTTTGATGAGGCATCTATGTATCCCCAAGCAGCACTGTTTGGTTGTGGATTAAATCCGTTACCTGCTAAGCTTAAGTTGCTTTTTGATAATTGGTCAATTACTGGCATGATTGTATTGTTTTATTGTTTGATATAAATATTGAAATATTACGCTACTTTATGTGAACCTTGAGCTAATGTGGTACCTACTTTTTTACCATCTATGTGAACTGATGAATCTTTACTATATAATTTATTTATAGCATCTCTTACTTCATTAATAGCTGCAATCATTGCCGTTGAATCGGGTGATATAGCTCCTTTAATTCCTTCTTCTTTTGTACCACCACCACCACCAATACCTAAAGCCGATAAAGCTGGTGCTACTAAACCTAGTGCGGTTAAAGCCCCTATAACAGGCATAGCAAAGAAAGAAGATAAAGCCATAGCTCCTAAACCTGCTGCTACCCCAAATAAAGCAGGGCCTAATAATAATAACATAGGTGTAATTTCACCTAATTTAGCAGCTACATCTCCTATACTAGTTATTATAGAAGATACTCCATCTGCTATTGCGGTGAAGACATTAACTACAACCTTACCCACAGCTTCAATAATAGGAACAAATGTCATTAATGATAATCCTAATCCTGCTAATAATAATTCACCTATTAGAATTTCCGGAGCTGCTGCTGATACTGCTTTTCCAAATGCTGCTAATCCCTTCCCTACTCCAGTTAATGCACTCTGTATTAATTTTCCATTTACTAATTGTAATAATAATAAAGCAGGGATTGCCGGGGTTAAAGCTACTAAGGCTAAAGCTGAAAATGCTAATTTAGCTATATCAGCCGGACTAACTTTACTAAATGAAGAAATACCAGATGATATTCCTTTAAGTGTATTTTTAATTCCTTCTCCTGCTTTAGGTCCACCTGCTCCTGCTTTTCCGCCAACATCAGCTGTTGATTTTGCTGCATCTTCTACTCCAGCTCCTCCAACCCCTCCTTTTCCTGTTATTTTTCCTAGTATTCCTTTAAAACTACTTCCTACTCCTGTAAAAGAAGTTCCTAGTAATTTAGTTCTTGCTAGTATTAATGCTAGTAAACCATAAAATACAAAAGCGTTATCTGTTATTTTTCCAAGAACAAATAAAACTGGTTGAAATAATACTCCTATATTGCCTATTAAGTCTTGTACTTTTTCTAAAAGAACATTAAACTTCTTTTGTATATCTTGTCGCTTTTGTGCTTCTAATGCCTCTTCTTTAGTTATTTGTGCTAATGATTTTCCACTTTCTTGAGCTAATTTTTGTTTAGCTAACTGATCTGCTAATTGATCTGATGTTAAACCTACAGCGTCTGCTAATGCATCTTGCTGTAGTACATTCATTTTTTGATAATCAGCTAATGTACCTACATTTTTATTTAATTCTTCTGCTAATGTTACTTGATCACCAGATAATGCAGCTGCTCTTGCTTTTTCAAGATTTAATTGCTTACCAGTTAATAACTCAGCATCTAATTCTTTACTAATAGATGATTCAAAGTTTAAAAGAGAAGCACCTTGATTTTTTGTTTGTTCTAATGAAGTACCTAATGCTTTCATCTGCACTACGGCCGCTACAATTTTTGCTGGGTTATTTTGTAGGTTTGCTGCTAATTGGCCTGATACTTTTGAAGCTTCGGCCATTGTTTTTTTAAAATCAACCCCTACTTTTGATGCATTTCTGGTTGCTACGAAGGCACCCACCATTTCATCATTAACTTTTTCAGATGATTTTCCTGTTAGAACTGAAAATTTATATATTCCTGCTGCTTCTTCTCCTGTTAAACCAAATTGCTTGGTTAACATTATCTGTGTTACTAAAGTATCTTTTGAATAGTTAGCTACAAGTCCAGTAGCTGCATTTAATTCACCCATAGCTTCGGATGCATTTTTCATAGTAACGTTTATGTTACTTGAACTTAAAGCAATCCCTTGCATTTTGGCAGCCATCAATCCAGCCTGACCTGCTCCATAACCTATATTTTTTCCTATCTCTGCTGATGTTTTATCAAATCGTAATGCTCCCTCTACTATTGTTTGGAAGATACCAGCTACTGAAAATAATTTTGTATAATCTTTAAAAGTATCTTTAGCTGCATTTTTAATAACATTAGCTAAACTATTTTGTTTTTTTAATTCTTCTGTTGCTTTTTCTTTTTCAGCAGCAATTTGTTTTTCAACCTCAATAGCATTTTGAAGAGAGCGCAAATTGTTATCATTATTATTAATTATTTTTAATTGAGCATCTAATATACGTTTTTCAGCTAATAATTCTTCTAATTTTTCTCCTTTTCTAGTATTAGCTTGTTTTGCTAAATTTCTACTTCTTTGAAATTCTAGTTCTTCTATCTCTCTAGTTGATTTCTTTTGAGCTTCTGATAGTCGTTTAGTGATGTCTATCCCAGAAGAAAAATCAGTATTTAAGGCTCTAGTCGCTTTAAGACTATCTTCTAAGCTTTTAGTAAGATTATCGCTTATGATATTATCTATAGACTCAAGTAAATCTTGAGTTTTATTCATCTCAGCATTAAATTTTGCCTGTTGTTCGGCTAGTCTTTTTATATCTTCTGCTGTTGGGTCTGCCATATTATATTAGTATATAGTATAAATATAAGGGAAGGCCCTACTTTCGTGGGACCTTCGCGGTATAGGTTGGATTAGCAATATTGGGGCGTGATATCTCTTTGCTAGATTTATTATTTTTTAGCATATTTTGTTGCTTTTCAGTTTCTTCATTTTGTTTATTAAAATGTTCATTTAATAAATTAAATGTAGTACGACGCAACCATAATGGCATATTATAGACGGTTTCCCAATCATAACCCCCACCACCATGAAATACAATTTCATGTATTTGTTTAAATAGATGTGGTCTATACTCCGGAGTCAGGCCAAAAAAAGTTAAGCGAAATTGGAATCGCTATACCCTCCCCTGTATAATTTTCATCGTCAGGCATAAACTTAAGGTTAATATCTGGTTGTACTTTAGCGTAGTATTCACGTAATGCTCTAGCGTCTGGTGCTAGTAAGTAGTTATCTACGAAGTCGCGTACTGCTTTTGCTTCTCTATCACCATTTATTGATGTAATCATATATTTCATACGAGTTGTTACATCGGATGAACTATTTGGGTTTAGTTTTTGTAATCCTTTAATTTCAGCTTCAATCTTTTTTTCATCACCGTGTGTTAATAACTTAAACGTAATAGTATTACTTGATTTAGGTAAACTAAAAGTAAAATCATTTACACCCGCTGTAAATAAAGATTCGTCTATTGGTTTTTCATCTAATGTTGATAAATCAACACTTGCTTCTGTTTCTTGTCCGCGTTCGTTGGTATATTTAAACGAGTAATCAGCACCATATCCAAGTATGCGAGCTGCGATAAGTATAGCATTTTTATCGCCGATTAATAATTCATCGTAGTTGATTTTTGTAACGATTAATGCTTGTAATAGTTTGTCTATTACTGTACCTTGACGAATGAAATTGCTGTTGGTAAGGATATCTTCTTCCTTAGCCGTCATATATTTCATTTCAATTTCGCCTTTGGAAAGTGGTGAGTCTTTAGGATACAATAAACCTTTTGATGGTAATGTAACTATTTCTGTTGGTAAATTTAATTCAGCCATAAACTTATTTTATTTTTGTTCGTATATAAATATATGCAGAAAGAAAGCGCTTACCAAATAGGTAAACGCTTTTCTTAAAATTGTATAAGATTCTAGAAATTCAATACGCAATAATCCATAGCAACTGTTACACTAAGTGAAATAGCTGCATCACCTGTTGCCCAATCATAATCACCAAATGTAGCTGTTTTAACATAAGCTCCTTTGATAATCCACTCTCCAACGATATCGCCTACTGGTCCTAAAACGTTTAAAGTAAGATCTTTCTTGTAAAAATCGGAATAACCATCACGGCCTGTTACTGATTCATGTGCCAAACGAGCCCATTCCATTACAGATTGTGCACCACTTGGAGTGATTGGATCATACAATTCCATTGTTATGTCGTTCCATTTAACTTTACCTTTAATTTTACGGTAAACGTTAATGTGATCTAATGTAATCTCACTGGCATCAAATCCAGGAGCATTAGCTTTTTTAATTAAGTATGCGGGAATACCGTCTATATACATGATAAAGCGATTTGCAACCTTAGGTTCAAACGCTGTAAACATGATTTCATTTGGATTTAATACTGCCATTTTATGTTGTGTTTTTTATCTATTAATAAATATTAAAGAACTACATCCCTTATGCAGGGAATGTAGCGCCAGTTGGTAATATGTTGAAGTTCAAGATAATAAACTCAGCAGTTTTTGTTGGTTGAATATAGATTTGACCTACCAATTGGTTACGATCTACTACATCAGCTGTGTTATTTGTATCATCCATTACTACTTTGTAAGCATACAAACCTTGACGTTGTACTACTGATTCTAAGTATGGATTAACTCTAGCTAAGAAACTATTTCTTGTTACAGTTGTATTTTGTTCAAATACCAAGTTACGTGAAACTTCACCAATGTATCCTTTCAATGCAATCAATAAACGACGAACGTTTACGCGATCTAATGCTGTTGGTTTACGTTGTAATGTTTTCTGACCCCAAACACAAACTCCAGTTCCTGGGAATGTAGCTAATGGGTTAACGTTTCCTGTGTATAATGTATCTCTATCTGTTTGTTGTAATCTGCGTTCTGCACGTACTACTGATGGAACACCACCTCTGTTTAAACCTGCTGGAGCAAACCATTCAGCACCTACTTGGTCGTTGAATGCTAATACACCACCGATTACTGTTGATGGTGGACACCATACAACTTTACCTAATTGTGTTGAATATAATTGAATCCATGGATAGTAAGTTGCGGCGTAGTTACTTGATTGACCAGCAGCATTAGTTGTAGCACCTGTAATTGAGGTACCATATACTCCCGCGCCTGTAATAGCAATTGCATCTCCTCTACCTTCAACACATGCAATCATATTTGCAGCAGCAGAGCAATCTAATCCAATTCCTGGTGCCATTAATACGTTAAATTGATATTCGTCTCTATTCGATAATAATGTAAATGCTGTATTGTAATCAGCCGGTGCAAATCCTTGAATGTTTGTTGAGGTAATATTTTCATTCATTAATTTTGCTACATTTGTATCTGCAACTCCTCCTATAAAACCACCACCATATGAACCACTTCCTACTAATGGTAAAGTATTAGCATATGATCCAGTTTTAAAGTTACCGTTATTGTCAATTGAATCGACGTTTGGAGTAGTTACTGCTGATACACGAACGTATTGAGAAGCGTTAGCATATGTACCTTGATAATCTACATATCCATTTGCAACGTTATATACTGGTTTCAAATCACCAATAACGCGAGAGATGTAGTTAGGTAATTGTGGGTCTAAACTTACGTTTGCCCATGTTTCTAAGATATTCTTTTGAGATTGGTTATCATCACCACGACGTATTATGATTGTAAATGTACCACCATTACTACCACTATTTACGTTAGTTACTTCCCAACGTACATTTGACATTGAACCACTAGCTAAAGCACCGTTTATAGATGATGTAGATTGGTTATTTAATTGATCACCCCAAGATAATGCTTCAAGTGTAAATGAACTAATATCATTACCACCACCTGCAAAATTAGTTGTTGTACTTCCTGAAACAACATTGTATATATTACCTATTGTTCCTTTAGGAATAGCAGTAAATATTATATTTGGAGTTGAAAATGAAGCACTAACAACACTACTAGAAATAGCACTATAAGCTGCTGAACCTGTAAGTCTATTATAAACATCCTGTACAGATGATCCAGATAAACTTAAAGTATAGGTTCCGTTGATAGAAGCCGAATGTTGAGCAGTAGCAGCATTAGTTAAATTTAAAGACGCTGAAGCAGCGATACCATTGGTTAAGGTACTAATAGCAATTGGAATTGCTGTAGCATAAGTACCAATATTAGCTGAACCACTAATGATTCTAGTTACTAATAGTGTTTGGCCACCATTATTAAAGTATTCTTTTGCTGCTAGTGATGTGAAATATTCGTAATAATAACTGCCACTTTTAAAATCATCACCGAATAGTGATAAGTATTGACTGTATGTAGTAACATATGTTGGTACATATGGACGACCACTTACAGTTGGACCTACTATAGCGGCTCCAAGTACTTGTGGTGCTTGTGTGTATAGACTTTGGTCTGATTCGATCTGGAATACTCCAGGACTAAGGATTACCTCGCTCATTTTGTATAGTTGTTTAGATTTTTATTATTAGGATTACCTAGTAATAAATATCCATAGAACCATACAAAACGCAGAGGTTATTTAATTAAAATGCGGTAATTTCACCAGTCTCGGGATTAATATTCCCTACGCCATATTTTTCTTGTAATGCTGTTACTACTTCTCTTTCTCTATCACCTAATTTAGTAATATCGCTAATGATATTGTCTTTTTCGGTTTCGATACGTGTTTTTTGAGCTAGTAACGCTTGTAGTTGTGCTTCAATACTACCCAATTCAAATACAAATTTATTGTATTGTTGTTGTAGATCTTTAATGCTTTGTAGTTCTTCAGCTGTTAGCTGTTTTGTTGATTCTGACATAGTCTTTATTTTATTGTTTCCATTTTTTATCAGGACATGCGTCTGGGCCTGCTGGACTGAACACCTTCTTGGAGAGAGGACATC